TTTTGGTTTCCTCTGTGTTTAAGAAAAATTCTTGCTCATTGCTTAATTGAATTATAAACATTTCATAATGTGATTTTAAGGCATTGTATTCTTTTTTTAATTCGGGGTCTTTTAATACCTTTTCTTTATAGTCTTTTAGTTTCATTCTAACCACCCTAATTCTTTCATTTGTTTTTTAATGGCTAAATGTTCTTGTGCGTTTAACGGATAGCCTATTTCGTGACCTTTTACAGTCCCACAAGAATAGTAAGTTTTGTCGTCTAAATAAAAGTCTAAATTATATTCTGCACTACCTTGTGTCTTGGTGTAGTAAATTATCTCATCTCGGTTATCTACTAACTTCCAACCTAATGCCTCAAACATTTCTTTTGCTTTTTTCTTTTCTTTAATCTTGTAAATGATTTCTCCATCTAATACAAAATGTTTGTGGTTATCTCTACGACTTTTAATAGATGTGCAAGTGATATATTTATAAGCAAAACATATAGCGTGATAAATAATGTCTTTTGCAGTGATGTTTTGTGCGTTAATATCTAATGCGTCAATGTCCTGTGCGTTTATATCTAATGCGGTTATGTTACATGCCTCAATGTTTCTTGCGTTGATATTTAAGGCTTTAACGTTCCATGCTTGTATATTTCTTGCGATAATGTGTGAATCAACATTTAATTCAAACAAAAACATTATGTCGGTATTAAAAACGTATGTATTGGTTTCCTCGTTGTAATAAAGTTCTATTTCCTCTAAACTATTAAATATTAACATTTAATCCTCCGTTAATTTATTTTTTATTAAGAAATCAATAAGTTTTTCTAAATTAACTTTAACTTCTCTTGTTCCATCATTTATATTGATTGTGAGTGGTTTGGGTATTTCAAATTTTAATAAGTTTTCATATTCTTTTTTTAATTCGGGGTCTTTTAATACCTTTTCTTTATAGTCATTTAGTTTCATTTAATCCTCCTTATTTTTTAAATAGGGTGTAGGGTTTTGTGTATTTGTCCCTACGCTTAACGTATGTGGAACATTACAGAGGGGTTGCTTACCCTAAGGAAAGACTTACGAACCATGTAAGAGGTGTAACGTCAATATAATGGTAGACTATTGCGAACCTGGGGTCTACCAGCCCGACCTGTTTTTTAAGAGGTGGCATTAACGACCCTCTATGGTTTAAGGGTTTTGCTACACATTGTCCCTTAATCAAACGCCGCAATGCTCCACACGGGATTACAAAGCTGGCGTCATATATTCCACTAAGATATAGTTTTATTTTAACCGATTAGGTCTGCTAAGTCAATAGATTCATTACTAAAGTCATCAGCTGTGATTGATTCATTACTGAATTTCATTGAACCTACATGGAAGTATGAACCGTAAGCTTCTTCCTGCAGCGGGTTATCTGGTGAGAAACCATGTCTTGCTTTAGGGATGTTTACCAGAATCGTATCTTTTGTCTCCCAGTCTTTAAATAAAGTAATCATCGTGCTGGAAGAACGTTCGAGTTCATGTGAATCTGAAGTACATGAAGCGTCGTAGCGACCCTTTTTCTTAGGCTTGCTTGCCTCAGCATGTGCGTTTCTTGATGTTTGAGAGACAATGAAAGTGACTACTTCTTTTTCTTCATCTAAAAAGTTGAGTGACTGTTCTCTAAAGTATGAGACCCAGTCATTAAGAATCGCACCGTCATAGCCATAGTTCTTACCAGAGCCTAACGTATACTTGAGAAGGGCAAGCTGGTCTACGATGATACCGTCTACGCCTTTACCTGTCTTTTCAATAAACTCTTTCTCTGCGATACGTAGTGTCTCTGTCATATCGGTAAAGGTACGATACTCAAAGTCTTGATTTCCCCAAAGGATTAAGTGATTGTCTAATGCATCGACCATTTCGTTATGCTTTTTATTATAGAAATCTTGTTGCTCTTTTGTCAGTTTATTATCTCTAACGTATTGAGCTTTGATTAATTGGTCCCTTGTCTCTACTGTCTCTGAAATATGTCTTAATGTAAATCGGTTGGCGATTTCAATAGTTGGAGATTCTAAAGATAAGTAAAGCATGTTGTGACCTTCAAGGGCGTTTTTATAAGCGATATTAATTGCATACGTTGATTTAAAGGACCCTGTAAATGCTAGAATAGATATGATAGAACCTTTTCTGGCTTTACCTGCATGTTCTTCAACTCTTGGTAATACAAGAGAAAGACCATCTTTATCTTGCGTCAATTGACCGTAAGGGTCTTCTTCTTTACGCAAAGCATTCTGTGGAGCCTCTTGCTTCTGTTCAATAAGGACATTGCCATACATCTCGCTAAACTTAGCTTTGATGTCTTGGGGGCTTAAGTTTGTAATCTGGCTGCCCAGTTCAAGCATATCTCTAGATAGATTTGACTTAAGTTGTCTTAATCTAATGTCTATGATTGCTGAATCTATAGAATCTTTAGAAAGAATTGCTGGGATAATGTTGTCATCTGCGTCTACATAGTAAGGGTATTTCTCTTCGATGAACTTACGAGAGATAACATTTTCCATAAACAGATTATCTTTGATGTCTTTGACTATCTGCTTTTCAACTTCATTGAGTGTAACCTGCACCTCTAAGGCTTCGATTTTATTTTTAATATATTTTGCGTCTTTGGTGTCAACGATAGAAAGAATGGTATTACAAATTGTATTTTTCATTATAGAATCCTCTTTCTTTTCGCAGGTGTTGCTGACCCAACTTCAGGTTTATCGAAGCTATTCTTATTTCCTGTCAAATCGACAATTTGAAACTGGCTTGAAAGAAAGTAAGCATGAAGCTTTTTAGTAAGGTGAATGTAGTTCTGACCTGAGTTCATGATATCATATGAGATGATGGTCAGCTTTTTATTCATTTTTCTAAACTCAATGAGGTCAATGATTTGGCTTTCTAGATATTCGTTTGTATAATCGTATTGGCTTAAGCTGAGGAAAGTAATATCAGAATAGAGCACGTTTTGGTATAACTGGTTATCTCTATTCTCATCTTTCATAAAGTGTTGGTTAATCAGGGTTTGTCCTGTGATTACTGCATAATCCAAAATGCGCTCTCTTTTTAAAGAGTAGTTTATGCTCAGGATGTAATAGAGCGCATTTCTTTTATTTTGGCTGTAGATTAGCAGAGGAGCTTCTGATAATGCTTTTAGATTAAGCTTAGAATAAATAAACTTTGTTTCTTCTAAAAACTTTTCTTTATTTTCTAAGACTAAATCTTTATACTTATTTTTTAATGTTTCTTTATTAAGCATTATTCCTCCTTATACTATTATTAATAATAATATATTATATTAATAGATATGTTTTTTTAATTAGGTTGTTAGTTAGGTTTAGGTTGTTAGTTAGGTTTAGGTTGTTAGTTAGGTTTAGGTTGTTAGTTAGGTTTAGGTTGTGTTAGTTAGGTTTAGGTTGTTAGTTAGGTTTAGGTTGTTAGTTAGGTTTAGGTTGTGTTTGGTGCGCCAGTAGCGAGCTGACGTGTTTAAACTGTTAACTTATCCTGTAGGTCTTATGAATTCGTCTCTAAACGAAGCCTAACACTTAAATAACTTAAGTATGTATCCCTGTCCGAAGCTCGTGGAATACCAGTTTATCACATAACAGTCGAGGTGTCAAGAACACCGTACTATCATCCTTGTCAGCCGTGCCAGATGATAGGTCGTTTCTGCAGGTATATATACACTACATAGAGCCCTGCTTAAACATTATCAGTACTAAAATTACTAACTCTATGTAGCTATTCAATTATAATAATATTGCTGCAAGTAAGATAACTAAGATTGTAGCAGCGAATAAAGCAATAGACTTGCCTAATGAACGCTTACTATATCTTTGAAGATTAGCTGGAATATTATTGGCTGTCAACTTAGAAAATAAGTACATTAAAGATAACGAGCCACCTGCAAATGCTAATAGTAAGATAGCATAATCTAAAATTTCCATTAGTCTTCATCACCTCCTGAATCAATGCGAACCTGGAATCCACCGTTATCTTTTACATAGCTAACGATTTCATCATAGTTTTCATCAATCATTTTCCACATGTCTTCATCCCCACGACATTTCTGCGGTCCTGATGGTAAAGACAATGTATAGTATCCTGCGCCTGCTTTACTAAGTATTGGCAGTACTTCACCTGTGGCTTGGTCTGTAATGGTATGCTCTTCAAGCCATTGCTTATATGCCCACTTATTTGATACACCACGCCCAAAGAATATAGGGAGTTCTACAGTTGCAAAAGGTCTGGTTAATCTGTTTTTCTCTGTAGTCAATTTAACATATGAACCTATTGCTTCCTGTCTCTTTTTAACCCAGACATTGCCTGGACCAATCCATGCTTTTCTTTTACCCCATACTTCTACGGATACTAAATGTTTAAGTGCATTTCCACCAGCAGACTCAACTTTAGGTCTAAACCCTTGTAAGTTTATTCTAGCTTGATGAACTACGAGTAGAGACGCATTAGAACCACTAATTACAGCATTGAGAGGTCTTGACGCTTTAGACCACATACGGGCATTACTGCCGACAGCATTGTTTCCTGTACCCAAGATTTCATCATCAATGGCTAATTGGTCTGTGACCTGTGTATCTGAATCGATGACAATTGCTGCAGTTTCTGGGTCAGCTGATACCTGTTTAATGATTCGAGAGATATCTTGTATTGTCTTAACGCTTAAAAGATACATCTTACCTGTTGGGTTATTTATAGGATGATAGAGCAAGTTTGCAAAACCCATTGCCTCAAAAAGCTCATAGGTTGCTCCGCCTTCAACATCTAAGTAGTATGCTTTTTTATCATAGCGTTCAACAATGTTACCACAAGCTTGAATCAGAAGAGTTGTCTTTCCAACCCCTGGTTCAGCTCCGATAGCAACGGCTCTACCTTTAGGAAGACCCCCATTTAAGAGCAAGTCAAACATAATGATACCTGTCTCATATCTTGCAGTCTTAATCGTTCCATCCTCGAGCGTATCAGGTTCCTCAAATAGATAGTCACCTAAAAACTTATTTAACTCTTTTTCATTAACTGCTTTAACTTCTTTAACTTTTTTTGGCATATTTCCTCCTTGAAATATTTTAACTGTACACTATATATAGTACACTTCTGTTTTTTCTATAATTAGAATTCTTCGTCAAGACGAATGACAATTACTTCTTTTTTATCTTTTTCTATAAATTCTTTATCATTTTCTATTGCATAGTAAAGTAATTCTAGACTTGCATATGACCTGTAAAAATACTTTTGACCCTCTTTATCTACGTAGAAAAGACCGTATCTGTTGTGGTTCATACTCTAATAATAAGCCTGTTTTCGTCTACTGCTTTAACAGATGTTACTGTCTTTTCTAAAGTTTCTTTACTTGAATTATCAAATGCGTGGAGGGCTGACCCAATATAAATATTATCATAATCTTCAACAATTCTTACCTTTGTAGATGTCGTTAGTGTCTCTAATAACTGACCTAAAGTAATTTCACTATTCACTATTTTTTCACCTTTTTATCTACTCTTTCAAAAGATTTTAACATGTCATTATACTTTCTGGCACTTGACATCATGAAATCTTGGAGGGACATATCTAAGTCCGTCGTATTAAATACTACAGGAAGACCATCGATAAATGCTCCGATGATGATTGCTTTTTTATCTTTTAGTTCTTGGAATCTCTCATCACTAAGACCATACTCTTTGTAATTTCTTGCATTTACTGATTTAAAATTAGGGTTTACCATTTTTTTCTCCTTATTAGATATTAATTTTCAAACACTGCATGGTGCATAACCATAGAACGATTGCAATATTCCGTTATGTAATTTAGTTCATAGTTTATTCCAACGCTGTTACAGAACTCTTGAAACGACGCAATTGTAGGCTGAGCTGATAATGCCAGGTTTATAACTTTTTCATCAACTCTTCTATATTTTAATTCATACAATGCTTTTCCAGCTTTTATATATCTTGTTTCCATGCTATAGACCTAAAATATCGGTGTGGTCTAAAATTCTTTTTTCTTCAAAGTGGCTGGTTACTTCGGCTGAGCTAATATATCTTTTCACTTCTTCTAGCACTTTTTCGAACTCAACATTAGAGATAGGTTCAAAGTCCCAGCTAGAGGCATCTAGTTCACTCTTTGCTGTTGCTTTATTAAGAACCTGGAATGTCATAACTTCTTGCCCTTCTTTTTCAATAAAGATAGTTCTGTTTTTCTTTAAGTAGTAATAAATAGTTGTTGTCTCATTTGATGCTTTAAAAATTCCCATCGAAATCCTCCTCTTCATATTTTTCGGTATTATAGTCAATCATGTTCCTTAAGTCAACACTATAAAGAACAACCCCCATAGACATTACAGTAATTGAAGCGTCCTGCTTGTAATTGTAATAAGTAATTTCTCTAAGGATATAACTAGTGGCTTCTTCATCTGGAACAACAATTTCTAAACTGCGTACATTTAGAAAGCTATGTCTATAGAAAAACCTGTAGGCATTTCCTGGCTTTAATGTCTTAAGGCGAGTTTCTAAAATAAACCTTCCTAAATACGCACTTCTTATTTTAAACAATGTATATGATAATGTCAAGGTAATTATGGTACTTAATAAAATTATTTGAAATAAACTTAAATTAAACATGTATAACACTTCCTTCTTTAACTTCATAAACTTTGTCAGCAAAGTCTTTTACTTGAGAATCGTGCGTGACTATTACAAAGCGATAGTTTTTTTCTACGGAAAGCCATTTTAGAAAGTTTAATATGTTAGCTAGGTAGTTTACACTTTCATGACCATTAACCATTTGTCCTGTTGATACTTCTTTTAGACCTTCATCGATAAACATAATCTTATTAAGACCATAAGCTTCGATGTAATAAATTTGTAACAGTAGACCCAAGGTAGTGATAATACCTCCGCCAACAGATTCTGTGACTTCCTGTCTCAAGTCATTTTCGACAAGTGTTAATTCAAGACCAGGTTTCTTCGTATCTTCTTTTAATGATAGCTCAACACTATAGTTCCTGTCAACAAATATGTTTTGAAATGCATAGGAAAGAAACTTTTCCAACTTGTGCTTACTATTGAATGTAATCTTTTCGATGATGAGATTACACGTATAGATGAGATTTTCAAACTTATCTAACCTGTCACTTAGTTCATCTTTTTTATCTTTTAGTATCTTTTTTTCTTTCTGATACCTAGAGAGTAATTCTTTTTTATACTCTAAGACACTTATCTTTTCTTTAATATCTTTTAGTCTACTCACATAATCAGTCATTTAGTAGACCTTCTGCTTTTGCCGCAAGGGCTTCAAGCTTTTCCTGTACTCTCTGCATTTTTTCTTTAACTTCTTCTAAGGAAGAGGCGTTTGCTAAGGACTTTAGATTCTCAAGTTTTTCTTTCTTTTGTTCTTCTAAGCTCTCTAAGTTTGCCTCAACTTTGGCTTTTTGCATTTTTAATCTTTCTAAATCCTGTGAAAGATTTTGATATCTAACCTGTAAATCTTTATTTGACATGCTCATGACCCCCCTCTTTATTTATAGGTTGTTGACAGAATGGACATACATCAAAGCTATCTAATTCTTTTTCAGTCGTTACTGAAAGCCGATTCAGTGAATCATGTTTCAGTAAATTGTCCTGGATACTTTTTTCCAGTGTTTTAATTTCTTCTAAGCCTTTTGTCAACTTATCTAAGAATATTTTTTCTTTTTCATAATCTTTAATAAGTGATTCTATCTTTGTCAACTTAGAATCAAGTGTACTGATTTGATTATCTAAATCAGTTATTTCTTTTCTTTTTGCAATGATTGCGTCAGGTATCATTTCAAATTGAGACAATAGACTCTCATACTGTTGAACTACTGTAATTAACTTTTCAAAGGTACTGACATCAAAGTCTTCAATATCTTTTAGCAATTCTATTTCTTTTTCCATACTAGAAATATCTTGCGTCCGAGTATCAATTCTTGTATTTAATTCCTGAAGTTCTTTTTTAGAGTCTTTCTTTTCCTTCTCTTTTGATTCTAAGAGATTAGACATAAGTTCTTGGTCTTTAGATTTAGATATGAAGTCAAAGAGTTGGTAATGTGTTTTACCGACTAGGAATGGAAAGTCTAACTGTTTCCAGAAGTTAAGGCGAAACCTATCGTTGTTCACTTCTATTTCTGGCATGTTTAAGGTCTTCCCGACATCTTCGATTTGTTTTTGACCTATCTTTTTTAAGACCTGACCATTTATATCATAGTAAGACTTCATACTATTTCTATTTTTAGACCAGATAACTTTGTTTTCATCATCTTCAATAATAACCTTACAGTTGTCAGAATCGTAGTTAATAAAGTCTGAGCCACCTTTATTATTAATTGCAGCTTCGATGGCTCTAATAATAGAGCTTTTTCCATTATTACTACTTCCAACGATGACAGTCAGACCTTTATCAAAAGACAGCTCTGCTTTTTTTATGGCTTGATAATTTTCTATATTTACTTTCATATCTAATCCATATTGTAAAAGTATTCTGTCGTAAGTACATCTGTGACTAAAAGTTCAATGACCTCTTCATGATTTGCAAATATCGTTTCCCAGACCTCAATATAATCATTTAGAATGTTACCATCTTTATCACTTTTAAAGATAAGTGTCTCGCTGGGTTCTCCTGAGATTGTCGATACCATAAAGTATTTCTCACTCTTTTCATCAAACATTAAAGTTCTTTCTGCGTTTTTGTTTTCTATCTTACCTTTGATAATCTTCATACTTCTACCTCCTACTATACATAGTACACTTAGTTTCTTTTTATAACTAACGCCACCATAGATATTCGTTCTTCATGGCTTCTTTGTCATCTAAATTAATATCTAAAATTTCTGTAGGCAATATATTACTTTTACCTAATACAGACTTAATTGCCGTACTATTAGAGACGATACGATTCTTTTTATATGTATCGATGGTACCTTCAGCCTCTAAGACGTAGACATTAAATAAGTCAAATTTAGAATTAGTTCTTGCAATTCTCCCGCATGCTTGAATAAATTCTCTGAGCGGAAAGGGTGTTTCATAGAATATTAAATTGTTTGCCCTTTGCAGATTTACGGATTCAGTGCCTGCAGATGTGATTAAGACGATATCTCTGGGTTTAATGTTTGACTCTACGCCTTTACGTTTCACATGGCTTATATTTCCAGAGATTTCATGGATTGTTGGAATATTAAACTTCTTACTAATCTTTCTCAGGATGTACTTAATTCTTTCCAGGGATTCAAGATAGCTAAAGTAAACCAGGGCTGCCTCACCTCTATCAATAACTTCTTCGATAGTCTTAATGAGCAATAGCTCTTTTTCTGTCAACTTGTTCTCTTCCAGAGCTTTAAAGTCTTTATGAGAGTTAGAGACAACACGCTGCAAGTCATGGAGACGAGCACCTGCATGTTCCTGTTTCTTTTTCTTATTACCTTTTTTAGTCTTAGTTCCACTAAACAGACCATCTGCGGCTTGCTTGTAATACTTTTTCATGTAGTCAGAAAGCTCTGTCTTCCTGTAGTGAAACTGTATATCGTAAGACTTAGAGCGGACGATTCCTATCTCTTTAGTCTTTTCGGCAAGTAGGTCTAAGTTTTTATAGCCTACAATTTCAACAGTATTGATAGGTTTTTTATAACCTCCCCTAACTGTCTTCCATATTGTCTTCTTTTCTAATAGTTGAAATGTATTCTTAAATGCATATATGTTTTTAAAGAATCCTGGCTTAACGAGGTCAACCATGTAAAAGAATCCATCTAAGTTATTTAGTATGGGTGTGGCTGTCATAAACCACATACCAATAAACCAAGGTCTTAATGATTTAACTGTCTTATATTGTAATGTCTTAATATCTTGTAGAGAATGTGCTTCATCTGCAATAAGCCAAAGGTTTGGGTGTTCTTGCTTCAGTTTCTTTAAATAATTGAAATAAGGGTTACCTATCTCTTTCTTAGTGTTAAACAAGTTCTTACCAAGCGTTGAGTAGTTAAATATATGAAAGCGTGCTCCTTCTTTAACTCGTATCGTCTTAGCAGTGTAGACGCTATAGTCAATACCGAACTGACCTGTCAGTGTGTCTGTGAATGCTTTAATGGCACTATGTGGCAAGAGTAGAACAAAATGTATGTCATCATCTTTTCTTTTGATTGCAGTATGAATTGCTGCAGTAAGAGTAGTCAGTGTCTTACCAAAACCTGTCTGAGCAAAATTAAAGTAAAAGTCATTTTGCAATAGAGCCTCAACAATTTCGTTCTGCTCTTCCTGAAGTACATAGCCTTTTCTATTCTTTAATGTATAGTCAGTCATTAATAGTTCCCGTAGTTAAAGTTACCGACGAGATAGATGACGCTTTCATAGAACTTGATTCTTTGCTTGGCTGCAAACATGATGATATCTAAATGTTTAATCTGTTGGTCAATATAACTAATCATACCTTCTATTTTGCGAGTTAAAGTGCGTTCAGAATGAGTAGAAAGCATGTTCGTAAAGTATGCCTTAAGGCTAAAGTATTTTGCTTTAAAGTTTGAAATGTTTTCAAAAAACCATTGTGCTTGTCTATAATCTTCACCGATATGCTCCTTTTCCTGTAACTTAGAGAACTCTTTAAGCTCATTCATTCGGTTCTCTTTAGTAAATGTGTTAACTTCTATTGCAAACTCTTCAACGACTTTTTTAGTTTCCTCAAATGTCATCGCTACCTCCTAAGGGTTTATATACTGGTGTTAGCTCAAGCGTTTCTTCATTCTGCTCAAACTCCCATGTTAGACCCATAGAGTTCCCGATTTCTAAACCTGTAATGATAGGCACAGGTTTTCCTGGGATTCTATGTTCCATAAGTTTCCCCATTTTTAATGCTACTTCAGCAACGATACTTTTTTCAACACTTAAGTTAATCTCATCATGTATCGTGTTTAAGAAAAATACTTTACCTTCATATTCCGTGTCATTAATCAGTTTTTCATAGACTTTGATTAGAGCAAGCTTGGTAATCTCTGCACCCATAGACTGTATCGGAAAGTTATAACTCTTTCTTTTACCTGAGTTCATGAGTGAACCGTCAGGTCTAATATAGCTTTTTAGACGTCGCTTACGCCCGTATGGGTTTTGTATTTCAGCAGACTGTGTCGCTGCTCGTTCACAGGTGTCCATAAACCGTTTGATGTCTGGTAGCTTATCAAAGAAAGCGTCAATGTATTCCTGAGCTTCTTCCTTAGATACTTTAAGTCTTCCTGAAAGAGAATCTGCGCTTGTTCCATAGATAAGACCAAAGTTAATCTCTTTTGCTTTCTTACGCATTTCTTTACTATAGTTCTCTTCACCCCAGATGGCTACAGCTGTAGCTTTATGAATATCATCATTTTCTAAAAAGGCTTTAATCCAAGTTTTCTCATTTGAAAGGTTAGCCATTAACCTTAGTTCCTGACCTGAGAAATCTCGAGATAACCAATAATGACCCTCTTCAGGCAAAAAGGCTCTCCTGAAATTAAGCTCAGGAGAGAAGCCTTCGGAAATACCGAGTGAGTCATCTTTTATTTCTTGCGTGAATTCATAACCACAAACTGTAAACTCGGGGATGGAATCTTCTCTCTCTTTACGAACATACCAATCCATTGAGTGAGGCTTAGGTGGATTCTGCATATTCATTTTAATAAAGAAAGATTTTTCATATTTGGCTTTTGCCATTCCATACCTCCTAACTATTTTTTAACAATTTTATAATCATCAATGAAACCAATTGAATTAAACTTATGAACAAAATTCATTGCTCTTTTTTCTGATGTATATTTACGAGTGTAAAATCTTGGTAACTTTTTATTAATTTCAAGGCAAGCGTCAGACCAGACAACATGAACTTCGACAGCTCCTGGGACGGAAACTTGTTTTTCGGAAGTTCTAGTAATGTTAGTGTTATACCAACGACCATACATGTCTGCGACTTTTTTCCATTTAGGTCCATGTCCATGACCTCTAGCCTCATGGTCAAGATGTGCGATTTCGTGAAGGATGGTGTTCTTAATGTCTTCCATGTCTGTTATATATTGATTGATTTCAATAACGTCATAACCTTTTGTGTGGAAGAATGCTCCTGCTTTACCGAAGTTAGTTGTCGATTTTCTGTTTTTAATTCTAAACTTAATTGGATAGAATCTACGACCTTTAGCCTCTAACTCCTGAATGTACTTAACCCCTAAATCATTTAATTCTCTTAATGTAATCATAACTTTCCTCCTAAATATTTGGTATCTTATATTTACTATTATAGTCGAAGACTAATAGTATGTCAACAAATTTCGCTCAAATTTTAAGAAAATTTTTTAAAAATCGTTTAAAAGGCTTAGCTGAGCCTTATAATATATGTTTAAATTTTTAAGTTCTGATAGTATATTACTACTTTTTGTCTTATCATACTTCATAAATAGTTCAGCAATGTCCCCCGTATCTTTTACATTTGCATGTTGATTAATAGAATTAGTTTGAACGCCTTCTCGACTTAGGTTGAATTTAATCTTACTAATTTGGTTTTGACCTGCAGCGTCCGAATCTAAAAGTAGAATGACGTTATTTGTCAAAGATGCATAGAATTTATACATGTCCTGGCTAATTGTATTTGTCCGAAGTGCTACAACGTTCAAATCTTTATCTATCAGCTTAAGCCCTGCTAAGTCAGCTATACCCTCAACTAAGATTAAAGGAGAGCCGTAAGTAAAGTTTTTAAGCTTGCCAACCCCGTATGGCAGATTAATATTTTTATACTTAAGCATTCTTTTGCTATCTATGGCTTTTATCATAAGGTCAACAAGCTTTCCGTTGACTATGTTAGGAATAAGTAAGACTGCATTGTTTTCTGTAATAAAGCCATTAATAGGCGTGTTACGTCTCATAATGTCGTTAACGTCTAAATAGCGCATTTCGAGTATTCCTGAATGCGCTAGCCATGTGTATTTGTTTTTATATTTCATGCTGTCGGGAACTCGACGACCTAAACTATATAACTCTTCAATATTCATCGATATTTTTTTATCTCTCTTTCAACATGTCTAAACTTACGATTTCTTTTTTCCGCATAAGAGCGGTGCTTTTTAGGACTTCCTTTTCTCCACTTTTTTAATCTACGTTGACTAGGGCGCATAATAAACCTCCTAAGTTATACCTTGTGATTTTAAGTAGCGCTTTATTGCGTCTTTACTCTCTTTATTGACCGTAACTGGCAATATATTGCTATTTAATATTGAAAGTATATCACTCGCATTATCTTCAAAGTAATCTTTATTAAATAATTCATTGTACTTATTATCGTACAGATTTAATTTTGCTGTCTCAAATACTTCGTCCTTAAATATTTCTTTGGCGGGTTTAACATTTTCTAATGCTATCTCTTTCATTACCTCCTTCTCGGAATCAAAGAGATACAGGACGATGTCCCGCTCTAAGTTATAAGCTTCTTTAGTTCTTCTAAAAAGTGAACCAGGTCTTAAGACAGTGCAGCCTGTCTCTAGCTTTAGGGGTTTGTAGTACGCATGGTCATGACCAGAGATGACATAATCAAAATGTGCTATCTCTTTTAAGTCAATGGATTCTCCAGGCACTGTGTTTTCAGTGGCATAGTGCTGGATTAGAATTGACCTCTTTTTGTCATCAGTGACAATGTCTTTAACTTTTTCATGTTCTGTAAAGTCAATGCCGTGGACGGTAAACGAGCCAAAGTCATTTGTCAACTTAATGTGTTTGACGAGACCCGATTCAAAAAGTGTGTTCAATGGAGTATTTTTAAAGTAAGACATGTTGTTATATGGTAAATCATGATTACCGATGGATGACCAAACGTCAATTCCAACTTCTTTAAACTTACGCAATTCCTGAATAAGTCTATTCAGATATGCAAACGAAACCTGCACTTTGTCAAAGAAGTCACCTGTAGTCATAACATGAGAGACATTATGCTTAAGAGCAAGTTCTCTAATGTCTTTTAATCTTTCTATGGATGTATCTGCATAGTTGTCTATGCGAGATATCGGTGTCTGTGAATCAAAATGTGGGTCACCTAAAAACAATACTTTCATTAATTAACCTCCGTAGCTTCTTCATTTTTTAGAAGAGAAACTTTAACTTCTGTCACATCTCCCTTTTTATTAGTATATATGGTTACGAAGAATCCGTCAAGTTCAAATACATTTTCTTTTTTAATTCCATAATCATAACCGTTTACTCTAAGCTCGTAAGCTAAGTTATCTAGCGAACTTAAAGCTAACATAATTTCATTCGTGCTATCAAAATTTTCAAAGTTAAAATTTATCATTATCTTATCTCCTGTCTATTTTCCAATACTTGCTCCTGAAGACATCCGACCTGTAGCAACTTGAACATTACGATAATTAAGTCTTACACGACCTTCAGACATCTTTGCTTGTTCCAGCAGGCTGTTAAAGTAAGTGGACTGCAGCTTTTCTAATTTAGCTCGTTCACTAAGATATTCAATCCATTCGGGGTAATCTTTACCTTCGTTTATTAATCGTTCTATCATATCTTCAACTTCTTTAGTTCCTGTTGCCATATTGCCTGTCTTAGTTTTAACGCCTGTATCAAGACCTACACTTTTAAAAAGAGAAATCTTTTGCTTAGGACTATTCATGTTGACATTACCAACAGCTGCATGAATCTTATCATTTAATTCATTTAGTCTTGGCATAATGTAGTCAAGCTGTTCTTTTAGATACTTGACATCGATTCTAATTGAATAGTTTTCCATTTTCATCAGCGGGTATAAAAGCTTTTGGTCAATCGCACCAGACGTCTTAAATTCGTTCATATAGGGTTTTGTTACTTCACCTAAGTCAAACGTCGAGATAGCGTCTTGGGCAGCGTAGAAGAGAATATTCTCAGGATTTATGAGGCTTACATCAAAAGTATCAATTTTTGAACTCTTAAGTGTATCCCCTAAGTCTGGTCTGTAGTAGCCAAGGAAATGTTTTTCTAAGTACTTAAGATTATGTTTTCTAAAGTCAGGGTCTGCAAACCAAGCGTTAACTTGGGCATCGATGACATTAACTTTAGACATATCAAAATAATCGTCCGTATACTCCATCATTCGCATATCGAAACGACTGTTAAACATATAGACCTCGTCAGAACGCACCATAGCCTCGTAGAAGAGTTTTAATGCGTCCAGACCCATATTATACTGGGCAAACTGCTCGTCGTGCTGTACAGCCATATAATAGCCTATTTTTTGACCCATAGAAAAAGAAATGCCGACAATTCTATCTGATTCAGGGTTAAGACCTGAGGTTTCCGTATCAAATGCCATCTTACTAATATCTCCTGAAAGCACTTCTTTCAGTTGTTCCATGCTTTGAATTAAGATAAACGAGTATTCAGAATCATCGATGATAACTTCTAGGTACTTACTTCCAGAGAATTGTCGTTTCTTTTCTTCTATTTTATAGCTGTCTACTTTGACAACGTATTTCTTTTTATCTCTATTCAGAAAATCGTAGTTGTTAATCAATGTATTTCTAAGTTCTTCATTGAACTGTTCTTTAGCTGCTTCAGCATTCTTAGCAGCGATGACAAATTCAATGGTCATATCTGGTTCAGCTTCTTCGATTACTTTTTTAGTGTATGAGAAAGGAAAGTTAGGCAAAGGGTTTTTCTTAGGTACCCAATGTCTGTAGACAAAATCATTGTATGCCATTACTCTTTTACCTTAACGCTTTCTTCAATTTTATGTTTTAGGGTTTCTGATGGGATGAACTTAATCGTAGCCTTACCTGTGGAAAGACCTTTTAATTCATACCGACCTAAATCTTTAATTGAAAGCACTTGTCTAGGATGTGAAGATTTTCTAATGTTCCTACTGGCACCTTGATATTTAATTTCTTCGTTGTTCTCAATAAGCATATCGTAAGGTATCTGGGTAATATTCTGTAAGATGTCCCAGGCTCTTTCCTTAGACGCCCGAATGCCTACACTAAAAAGGTAATCTCTAACTCTTTCTATCAATTGAATTGTTTCTTCATCTGACTTCTGTAAACTCTTTAACATAACTTTTTAGTACCTCCTATTTGATTGTAATCCTTTATAATACTTTTTTAATTTTATTTTACTATCTGAAAACTTTATAAATTGATATGAGTAAGCCCACATTGCTTGGTTGTAAGAATCAGTGAAATATATTGTTTGGTCTTTTGGATTTTTTTCATCAGGTTCACTAGCATATCTTATTTTTACAATTTCCCCATTCATTAGTAATCCGTAACGACCATTTGTTGCTTGTCCGTAGTAAAGCATAGTATCAGTCCTTTTCTATTATTTTATCGTAGAAATACACTTTTCCTTCTTCTTTTACTTTAACATACTGACCTTTGTGTTGTCCACTCTTAATTAATTTCATCTCTTCATCAGTAACAACAATGACATCACCTGTTTCTTCGTTTTGGTACATACTCGTTTGAAGGAACGCCCAGCGACTTAAAAGTGCATGGTCTATTCTTTCTTTTGCTAACATAAATATATGATAAAATATAATACTCATAAATAGTCCTAAGACAACTATAACTAATATTTCTGCAGTATTTTCCATATTAAACTCCTATAACCTCATTATATCTAGCTGTATCTTTTTCTGTCTTAAGTTTTTCTTTTATATAATAAGTACGGTAAGATTCTATGGGTGTGCTTTTATGCCACTGCTGGTTTGTAATTGCAACACGCATAGGTGTCTGTTCCTTATGTTTTATATTACGAGGCGGAGACGCAAGAATAAAGCGCAGACTATCAATAGATTTATGCGTACGACCATAGCGTCTTTGGTATTCAGCACCTAAGGCGATAAAGTGTTCGTAAAGCCAATTGTAATTTGCACTACTTTCTCTGACCCAAATGGCAGACGGATGGTTAATATGCGTCGACCTGTAAAGAATATCATTGTAAGAATCATTGTCATGTTCCCATTTCTTTAGGTTATGACCATTCTTAGATTTTACAATAACTTCATGACCATCCAAAATACGGTGCGCTGTGCATAGCAATTGCGCACTCTCTAAAATCATTTTTACTACATGCTTATCTGTCATTGCCTGTGCGGCTATCTCGGGGTCTTTGTGAATATAAAAAATATTCATAATACTCTCCTGACTAAACTTTAGATTACACTATACATAGTACACTTGTCTGTGTTTTATAATTAGTGTACTTATTATATTACATCATTTTTGCGTAAAGTGCAACAGCTTTTTTATCATTTTCTTCTAATTGCTCTATATAGGTCTTTAATTTATCTAAAACTTCCTGTACTTTTCTATAGACAAAGACTGCTTTAGAGCTTGTTCCAATGTTACTGGTGTAGACATTATATTCTTTTAGTATGGATTCTATGTTGTGACCTTCGGTAACTAATTTTGCAATTTGGTATTCAGAAATTTTATTGTTTTCTGTATTTATATAGATATGTTTTCTGGTTTTAAGCGGGGAGATACTAAAGTTTTGTATAATTTTTCCAAGTACTTTTTTACCTTGCTCTATAGATTCTTGCATAACCACAGTTTCTTCGACTTCTTTATTATTAGGGAGAGCTGGTATATTTTCAACTACTAAGTAATTTGTATCAAATTCCCCTAAGTTATTTTGTCTAATGTTGTCAGCCATTCTTTTACTTCTTCTATAATATTTACGCAAATAATTTAAGACATATTGTCTCAACATTGTAAATATCATTCCACGAATGTCATAACTATCATCGGTATACATGTAGCCATCACGATAGAGTTTTAAAATGTACATGACAGCATCTTGCTGAAAATCCTCTAGGTCAATGCTATAGCCGAAAAAGGATTTATAGTTAATCCTATAAATCTTTTCCGCCATTTCATAGGAAGCTTTTATAATTTTTTCTTCTTTATTCATCACTTCACTCCTAACTTATAGTGTATCTTATCATACTTTTTAAAGAATGTCAAATATTCCCCCTTAAATATCACATTTTGAATAATCACACTCATTACTAATACATTCAGTACAGCCATTTCTTTTTACAAGTGGTTCGCCACAAACAGGACAGATGTCAATTAATTCATTATTGTGGACTACTGATAGCTGAGGTGGTGTAAGTATTGTTTGTACGGCATCTCCCTCAGGTTTAAAGTTATAGTTTTTTCTTTTTATTTCGCCTGTCTCTAAGTCTTTCCAGAATTCATCAACTTCAATAGTTGGTGGAACTGCTGCATTTTTATCAGCTTCCCATCCACCCATACCAGATAAGATACCTATCTTAGCACAGTTATCTCTAAATACTGTTGCACCTTTTAGACCATAGTCATGGGCTTTATAGTAGATGTTGACAATGTCTTGCACTGTAGCTTCATTCGGTAAGTTAAAGGTTGAGCTAATAGCAGTGTCTACGTATTTTTGAATAGTTGCTTGAACCACAGCTCGTTGACTAAAATCAATGTTCTGGCTTGTTACCTTAGCCCACTCTGGCAATTCTTCAATGCTGTCAGCTTTTAAATGTGCAGCTAAAGCTTTTGGAGTCTTTTCCCATACTGTAATTGTTTTTTCAGCTTCGAACATGCTTTGTATCGTCCGATTATATCCTAACATGAAGAATGGTTCTACACCACCTGAAACGCCTAAGACATTTGAAATGGAGCCTGTCGGTGCAATGGAAAGGATTCGACTGTTCCGAAGACCATGTTCTTTAATCATATCTTGTGTTTCTTTAGTGTATGCAGTTTGGAAGAATTCGGATTCTGAAATAAAGTCATAGTCATATCTTTCAAATGTTCCAAGTTCTTTAGCTCTTAAAGCACTGGCTTGAGCTGCAGCGTTTGCCATGTCTTTCATGATTTCATCTAAGAGTTCAATGAAAGGTTCACTTCCGTACGCCACTGACATACCTAAAGCCAAGTCAGCAAGTCCCATGACACCTAGTCCTATTTCTCTCCACAATGGCACGTGAGCTCGTTGTTCTGGAAGTGCGTGTCTATCACCCAAAAGTGTTAAAAGCTCATCTAGACCCCATGTCATGTGTCTGACGACATGTTTGAAGCGTTCTGTATCAAATTTTGCCTCTGGCGTGAAGGGATTACGGACAAATGCATATAAATTGACTGAGCCTAAGTTACAGGACCCATTTGCCATTAAAGGTTGTTCCAGTTTTGTTATCGTAAAAGCTTTTTATCTTTTACTTCTATAGGTTTAATTCCCTATAGCTCAGCATACATTTTCATTTTTAAGTTTTGCTATGTTGGATGCGTGCTTAGCGCTGCAACTTCTTCCACAAAATTTTCTACCTTTTTTAGGTCTTGCTTCAAAAGTTGCTCCACATATAGGACATTCAATACTAATTCTCTCTACTCTTAATTTTCCCGTTTGATTTTTCTTAGCTGTTGCAGTACCTTTTTTAAGACCTTCTCGCATTCTATTTGCGATGTCTTTATTTTTCCATCTTTCTTTAGTCGCTAAACCTATTTTTTGTTTTGTAATATCGGAGTGTCTTTTGTTTCCACCGCCAGGCTTTATATTGTAGCCTAATTTAGTAGATTTAAAGAATGTAATCCAATAATCCTCTTTGTTATTTAGCTCTTCGATATCGGTAGCTTTGTCTATTATTTCTACCCAGCTATTTTCTAGACCGTATCGTCTTATGGCATTTCCTATTTTAGAGCCTTGGGGATTAAATTCTGTTATGTCTCTTTTCAGTTTAGCGTCTGTTTTATGGTGAGATAGTCTTATATTTATTTTTTCAACTGTCTGACCAATATATAATTTTTTGTTCGGGAAAGTTATTTTGTAGATAATCATAGTATTCTCCTTAAAAATGTCGGGCACTCGTGGGTACATTATATTCTTTTTCAAGTTTCAGTACCTATGCGTTACGATATCTTAAAGTTTTTAAGCCTTAAGGTTATCTCGGTATTAGCATCTCAGCCTTCACCGATATTGCCCGATTTTTTACATGAGGCGAATCAACCACCACATGGGTTCGTTGCTGTAAAGTGAACATCTGGGTATTGACTTAGTAAATGATACTTGTTTACATTGTCAATGAAAATCATTCCTGGGTCACCCATCGTATGATTCGCATAGGCGATGAGTTCCATCAAATCTCTAGCATTGACAACTTTGGTAATATCTTCATAAGGAGTTTTATAGTTCATATGCCAAATTTCATTATTTTTGGCAGCTTCAATGAACTTACTATTCATAGCAATTGAAATGTTAGCTCCGTTTATTTTTTGTAAGTCTAGCTTAGCTGTAGCGAAGTCTATGATATCTGGGTGGTCAATGTTCATCATCAGCATTAAAGCGCCTCTACGCTTAGCCTGCTGCGTATTTAGGGTAGTGTGAGAATACTTCTCTGCAAAGACCATCGGACCTGGACTTGTACTGGACGTATTATTTACTTTAGAGTCCTTAGGTCTAATATTAGATAAATTAAGCCCCTGACCACCACCATAGCTATAAGTTCTTGCTAGATGGTAATCTGCTCTATAAATATCTTCTAATGAATCTCCAGGGTCTTTAGCAACATAACAGTTAGAGCCTGTAATGTTTCCATCACGACCCACTGCATAAAGGTTACGACCTCCCCAGATACCCTCTTTGTTTTCAAATATTTTAAATAGCTCTTCGTTATCTATAGTTACACGGCGGATAAAGTCTTCATGACTTTCACCCTTCTTTTTATACTTTGATAATACTACTTCTTGTCTCTCATCTAAATCATTCCACATGCCTTTTTTAAAACTCCTTCATTAGTATTATATTATATTTTGTTAATTTTTACACAAATTATTTTATTTTTTTATTAATGAAAACTATTTTGCGACCTTTTTTATAGGGGACAATGCTTCTAGATTCTTTGCGAATCGAGGAGCGTCTAAGTTTTGCTACATTGTCCAGACTAGGTCTGATATAATCTCCTTTTTCTTCATCTAGCTTTTCCATATCTTCATTGATGACATACCAATAGTTATTAGCAACATCTTCTGCGACAATAAAGTAGCGTTTGCCGTCTTTAGAAAAGGTATCGATGAGTTGTGTTCTTTTATCAGTTCTAATGGCTTCACCAAAGTTTGTTAACAATCTTTTCGCAAAGGCTGAAACATTGGCGTATTTATTATAGATATTTTTATTATCTACTTCAATGACGAGGACATTTTCAAAGAATTTGGTTCTAACACGCTTACGCATGACATCATTGGCTTTTTCATAGAGTTTGGATTCCAAATTTTCTAAGTAAGAGCCGTGCTTTCTAAATTTCTTAAAGGCAGATTCATTGGCAGCAAAATCATCTAAATCACTAAAGTCTGCGTCAATGTCGTCAAAGCCTTCATCATCAAAATCATCTGCTCCCATATCAAAGTCTGTATCTTCTCTGTCAGAACCTTCTTCTTCATCATCACTTTGCTTACGAGCAAGCTCATCTGTTAAGTCAAAAGGCTTGATACCATTACCTGCATTTAAATAGACTTCTTTAATTAAGTCGTGAAGTTTATCATCATCTGTTGGTAAGTTATAAATTTCTGCATAGAGTGAGATGTTATTATTCTTTTGAACAATTTCTTCTGGGTTATCAATTAAGTCTTGGTAAGTGGAGACAACATCTTCTGGTACAATTAAGATGAGACCTTCCCCTTGCTGCATGATGACAACTTTAACTAAGACATCTGCATCATAAACGGCTGGTAGCTGTTTGTAATATACTGCCATTGGTAGTTTATTATAAAGGACATCTTCATCTTCAATGAATGTCATCTCTTTAAGTTCAGCCAGTAATGCTTCAATGTCTGAGAGTTCATGCCCAGATAATGCGTTGATTAACTGGGCATAGGATTCAACAGGTGCTTCTTCTGCTTCAAATATTAATATTTTATTTTTTGGCATTTGTTTATACCTCTTATCTTTCTTGAATTTTTATTTTTTGACGTTCTAATTTTTCGATAGTTAGTTCATCTTGTGCTGCTTTAAACTCTTCAATATTGTCAACAAAAATGTTTTTCATGAATGGACAATTCTTAAAAGCATTAGGATGTACTTTTACTTTGTTAGTGACTTCTATTGAATCAATTCCTGAGGATTCAAAAGCTTTGTCTTGAATCACTTCTAAGGTATCTGGTAATTTAACTTCACGCAGACGAGACATTCTAGAAAATGCGCTTTCTGGGATTTCTTTTAATGCTGTCTTACTTAAGTCGATGGTTCTAACTTTTTTAGCATCATTGAATATAAACTTAGAAATATCTTCAACACCTTCTGGGAAGGTAATACTTCTTAGTTGAGGAAAGTTACTCGTGGATAATCTTATATTAGCAGTAACTCTTTTTACGTTTGGTGCTCTAGAAAGGTCGAGGTCTGTTAATTCTTTTACATCCGAAGGTAATGCGTCGACAACAAGGCTAGAGCCTTCAATAGAGTATAGGTCTTCTTGCTCATAGTTCTGTCTTTTTACTCGGAAGCTTTCTTTAACATTTCTTCTTTTAGATTCTTCTTGCGTATCTCCTGAGAGCTTATCTTGAAGCATTTTAGTTGCCCGAGACAATACTTTAGGCATATATCTTAATCTACTTGGCTTGCTGATAGAAAGTTTACCACCTGTAGTATCAATAACACCAAATACAAAAAGTCTACCGTTTTTAATATAGTCGACAACATTTTCTTTAGACTCTGTTGATAAAGAATCTGTGTTGTAGACATTCGCTATTAAAACTTCATATGCTGTTGACATTGATTGTGTAAAAGCATTGGATTCTATAATTTCTAAGTTATTTGTTGTCCGTAAAGCATAAAGCTCTCGAGTGTTTTGAAATGCCCCCGAACGAATGATACGAGTCGATGGCGGTAAAATAACTTCGTTTATATTATGAAGGTTTTTAAATGCACCTTCTGCAATTTCAGTAACCCCTTGAGGAACTCTAACGATTTTATTATCTACATAGCAATTAGTTAAAATGCCAGCCTCAATGGTAAAATCTTTAAAGAAGATAGGGTTGTCTAAATCAATATCACCATAGTTATAGGCGGTGGCTGGATTTAAAGCACTACTATAATTTCCATAATATGGGTTGTTGGAAAAGTTGTGATAACCGTAATTATCAGATTTTCGTATATTTTTATTTTTATTTTTGATGGTTCCATCTTTATCCATCATGTATACTTCGCCAAATTTTTTATTTGCTAATTGTGTAAAAGTACCGTAAGAACTTGCGTACTCATTTTTTAGGTCAGCAGGATTTTTCTTTGTATAAGTGATAAGCCATACATCGGTATCTTTAGATTTTTCCGAGTTAAAGTGACTACTACCACTACTACTAATAATACACCAAGTCGGGTAGTATTCATTTGTCATTGTAATTCTTTCATCATTTGGATACAATTTAGCAAAGAAAGTTCTTATCTCAGAACCAACGTTATGGTTAGGAATAAAGAACGTGTAGTAGTTTGAATCTTCTGCAACTTTGTAATCATCAAAAGGCGTCGTTGCTTGTCTTTCTATTTCACTGTCTTCTGACCCTACTGTTATTTTTTCAAGGGTTACGTTAACGCCATTAAAAGAAACTTTATAAAAGTCTAAGAAAGCGGGGTTATGCAGAACTATCATGACAATGTCATGGAAAGCTTCTGGGTATTTAGCAAACTTTTGAACATTTCTTAAGTCAAATAGCTCTCCTTCATATTCAAAGTTTGTAAAGTATGCTGAATCAAAAAGGTCTAATTTCTTTACTTCTTTATAAAACTCTATAGCATACGTTATCTCTATATCAGAAAGGTTTAATTCTTCTCTTAGTTTTTTTTCAAGTCTTTCGTAAGCTTCTTTTATTTGTGAAGCTTCACTAAGGACTCTTCTTTTTCTTTTAATCATAAACCAAAACCACCATCTTTGTGAATCATATCTACAATTTTTTTAACTTCTTCTTCAGTGATGTCTTTTAAGTTTTTAATTAAAGAAAAATGTTCATCTGTCAATAGTAATCTTCTTTGTAGATTATCATCTTTAGTTAATGTCCGAACAATATAATAGTCAAATTCAATACCTTCGATATGATATTCAGTATCTTCAACTTTATAAACAGGGGATTTATAAATTTTTTCTTTTTCTTTACTTTCTAAATAAGTGAAAGCAAATTTTGGTAATACATATTTTTTTGGGTTTGTCTTACTTCTTTTTACTTCATGACCCATGCTTTCTAAAAATGAGATAACTTCTTTAATTTGACTTTTCTTTATTACTTTTTTCATATTAAAAACCTCTCAGTGTGACATCTAATTCATTGTTTATTTGATTTTGATTAACGATTGGTTCTGATTTACTAAATTCTGCTATTTTTAAGTTGTAACTTATTCTTCTATCTAAGTCATTTCTGACTTTAGGTAAATCACGTACTAGTGTTAAGTTATTACTATTAGAAAATATTTGTTCGGCTGTTTGGTTTGGATAGGATTTAATAATTTTATCTATGTAGTCTATATAGATTTTATTAATATCTTGATTTGATATTCTTAGATTCAATTCATTTACAAGTTGTGCCGATTTATTCATAGTGTGAGCGACAAATAAAAGGGCAGTTATGTATGTTTGAGAATGGTTTTGTATTTCCACAATGTCTTCAAAACTAATTAAGTAGAAGAAGGTTGGAAAGAACTTTATGTTTTCAAGAGAATTTTCTGAGGCAAATTTAGTTAATTCTATAAGTAATTTTATCTTTTTTGTCTGCATCTTTAACTCTTCAAAGGTAGGACCTCCCACAAAGAGGCTTGCTGTAAATAAAAGGTTAGGCTCATTTAAAGCTCTACTAATATCAGTTAAGGTTTTTCTACTATCGATGTCTGTTTTTTTATTCATTAAGTCTACGCCATATAAACTCTTAAAGTTTTCTAAACCTTCTTCAATTTCTTCGTCATTAGACCTTATATAGTTTCTTTCGACTATTCTAAGTGTATAATCGTTTTCACCAGGTTGTGGGAAATCTTTAGGTTCTTCGGCAGCAGGTTCAGCAGCAGGTTCGGCAGTAGGTTCAGCAGTAGGTTCTTCGGCGGCAGGTTCTTCAGACGCAGTTCTACTAATACCTAGACTAGTTAAAACATCATTAGTATACTTAGGAATCACTTCTTCAGTTATATTAAGGAGCATTCTATCATTAGCTAAATTATTAGAAATTGAGATTTCTGAGAGTTGAGCTATTGCAGAAATCGTAACTAAAGTCCAAAGATTCTGGTCAATCATATCAGGAGCATTCTCAGTATTGATTTCTACAGACTGCTGTTCACCTGTTTGTGGATTCATTCCTCGAGTTGTATAACTTTGACCTGTCCGTATGACATCATTAATAATATCTATTGCATCTAATGTACGGCTAAAAATTTCGTTGAGTCTTCTTTGACTTTTTAGGTCTTCTGCACCAAAAGCTTCAATGAGTTGAATCATATAGAAGTTTGTGTCTTCACCAGCGTCTTGTCTAACAAGTTGTGTTAGTCTGTTTAGATTGTCTTGAGTCATTTTATTTCCCTGCCCTTACCATTTCTTTAACCAGTTTTCCGAAGTGTTTATTTCCAAGTTCTGTGGCTTGCCCTTCAAACCAAACGGAATCATAGTGTGGCAAGCTTCTCCATTTTTCTAAGTTTGTTTTTCTTAAGTGTGCTCTATAGTGATATCTAAGGAATGATGGAATAGCGATTACAAAGATAAATAAGGAACCCCAATACATACTTTGTATGGTGTGCCCTAGTTCATGATTATGTAATCGTTCACTATCACTTCTATCGACAAAGTAGACAATGCCTAAAGAGACACCCCCGAATCTTTGCTTAGTAAAAGTTACAGCGATACGTCCTTCAATGAGTCTAATTTTCATGTCCTCATGAAAATAGACCCACGAGATTCCAAATACTATTAAGCCAATAAGAGTCCATGGAAGACCCCAGGTAAAGCTCAGTAAATAAAATTTAGTAAGTCTAAGTAATTTTGGCATTTGTTTATACCTCTTTCTATATTTTTAGATTTTTTAGCATGGCAAGTTGTTGTTCTTGCTCAGGCGTTAATTCTTTTCTTGGTTCACTTTTTCTAATCTCAGGCTCTACTTTTGGTGTCGCCTCAACTTTTACATTAGGTTCTTTTTTACTTTCCTTCTCTGCCTTTTTTGCAGCTTTTGCTAGTCGCATCTTTTCTGCTTGTATTTTTAATCTTTCTGCTCTTTCTTCGGGTGTTTCTTTCTTTTTAATTTTTTTCTTTGGCTTCTCTTCAACGACTTCAATATCTTCGGGCTCATTCATAATCGCATAATTTTTACGAATTTGATTGATAACTAATGTTTGAAGTTGTAAGAATTGCCATACATTTTTAAGAAACATCTGTGTTCTGTACTTGTTCGAGCAAAGTTTTGTTCCTTGGACCATACCTTGCAGCTCTTCATAGAAAAATCTAAATAGGTCTTCCGATGTAAGATTTTGTTTCTTTTGTGCTTTAAGGACTATGCGATTTACAAGTCTGGGCAAAATGTTTGGGGACTTAACGTAATTGCTGAACGCATTAACTACATGTGGAAAACTAGCTCCTGGTGTATTTAATAATTTTAAAACTTCACTTCTAACCATGTTAAACTCCTTCTTCGTTTGTATTGACAACTTCTATTTGATATCCTTCAGTACCATCAGGGTCATACCATAATAAAATACTTTTTGCATCTTCTAAGGTATCTACTTCTTCAATAGTTTCGCCATACATATTTGTAATTATATAAACTAACATATTCATCTCACTTAAAATTAAAAAGTACCTTTTGAATAGGCTCTCATTATTTCTTTTATTATATCGTTGGGTCTGTATACATCTAAATCAAATACTCTGTTTCCGAGTATCTCTTGCTGTACCAATAGAGGTCTTGCTATACGCTCGACTTCTTTATCAATGCGACTATAGATATCTTCTACCTCATAATCGAATCCCCCACGCATACCTTCTTGAATGACATCTTTTATTGCAGATGTTTGTTCAGGTGTAATTCTGCTTTCATCTGGAAGTATTAAGTAAGGGTATGTGACATTCAGTTTAATACATTGTTCCATAATTTCAGGTTCACCTGCATTAAAGTTTTGAAAGACCCAGTCAACAAAATCTTGGTGTTCAAATGTTAGTTCTTCAAGTTCATCACTATGTTCTGGGTTTAAAAATCGACCATTAGGAAGAATATATGTAGACCACATATAGGTCTCTGTTTGACCAAATTCTCGGTCTAGTGCATCTATAATGTCCTTACTTTTTCTGTCCATGATGGTCTCCTTTAAAAATGGTTTGGGGCAAATGCTTCAATATATTATTTCGGCAGACGCTATGTATAGCAGGTCTCAGTAGTCAATAAACATCTGCCCCAAGTTTAAATACTTAATACCCCTTCACTTACGTTATACTAGAAAAATCGGAATTCTACCAGTTTTGTATAGATTAGGGGTATATTTAATTGTGAAGTAGCTAAGGCAGTATAGGGGGGAGCCTTAGCTACCAATAGGAGGAAGGGAGGGTTTTGTGTATTTGTCCCTCCGTTCAACGCATGTTGGTGTATTATTATACTTTGATAAAATAAATAAAGGAGGTGGTTAACATGCGTCATATAAATGGTTATCTTCGTGTAAGAAGAACACCTTTGCTTGACAATTCTTCCTCAAGTTGTGTCAATCTTTCATTTGCTTCAGACATTAGTTCATCTGCGTTTGGTTTAGCTGGATTAGAATCTACAACATATTTACCACGAGATTGAGCCATTTGTCTTTTAGAAAGTGCTACGGTATATTCAATAATGAATCTAAGCCAAGAACCTTCATTAATATTAGAAACTTCTAGCTGGTTTGGAATATATTCGATAGTGACATCATTAAAGTAGTGGTCTACATAAAGTTTATCACCAACGACTCTGGCATTACGCCCAAGAATTCCTTCAAGTTGTGTTAATTTGTTTAACATACCAGCATATGCCATGAGTTGTGGATTCAAAGCCATACCCATGTTGACATAAATAGAGCCAAGACCTAATAAAGCAGCGTCTATATTCATAATATTAACCGTGGGCCATACCTGTGTAATCGTAGGAATGCCATTAGGGTCAATATCGGAAAGCGGAAGCCACCCACTTGAGCCTGTCGTCTTATTTAATGTCAGTGTCTTGTAATCTGTGTAGTTAAAGTAGTCTGCAGAAAGCATTAAAGCCCTATCAATATTTCGGTCAATGATGCTATCGCTTAGTTCTAAGTTTACGACACCAGCTTGTAATTCATCTTTAATTATTTGTACAAGTTGTTGTCTTGTCATTAGTGCCATAGGCTATAGCCTCCTTAAAGTTATGAGTACCCTACACTATATAATATACCTTTAATGTGTTCAATTTTCATCAAAAAAGAAATATTCTGGTAGGAAGGACACTAAATCGCCTTCATCGTTTGTATTAATGGTCAAAATGATACCACCAATAATGGATGCAAGGTTTTTATCGTCCATAAAGTGTGAATACCTAACAAACGAGGGCATAATCCAACCATTGATACCTCTATAGAAGGTATGGTCAAATTTATGATAGTGCCCCATAAAAATAAACTTAGATAACTTTTCCGTACGAGCACGGTCAATATGTTGTCTCATTTTAAGACTGTAGTTCTGACCAATACCATCCGTTGGATGTACTAGTGTGATGTCGATTTTATCATTAAGCCATACTTTAGCAAAGTTATGACCTAAGAACTTGACATCGTCTCTTTCTCTCGCAAGTGTCTTAACAGGGTTTGCAAAAGCATTACGGGAGAATGTTCCATCGTGATTCCCACTAATCATATGATAAGTGAGACCATCGAGTCGAGGTAGAGTTTCTGCTGCTAAATCGATTTGGTCATCAAAGCCGATAGCCTCTAACTCTTTAATTGATGTAGGTCTAATTGACATGTAGTGCCCTTCAACTAAATCTCCAACAAAGAAAATGTCTCTAACGCCTTGTCTATATGCCTCGTGAACAAAGTATTGTAACTCTTCTTTTGCTGATTGCGCATGTCCTAAGTGTGTATCACTAAAGATAGCGATTCTAAGTTGTTCTCCATCTTTGTTAAGTCGATGTTCACCTGGTTCAGCTTTGTGTCTATTCTTAAGACTTTTCTGAACATACTTAGTACCATTTTCGGTCCAGATATTAATATCATAACCTCTAAACTGAAGTTCTACAATAACTTGCTGCACTTCTTCTTCAGATACATCAACTCTTTCAGCCAGTGATGGTATCGCATACTTTTTCTTAATCTTACGTAAAACAAGTTCTTCTATATCTAAAAGTTCTCTTTCTGCTAATTCCTTGGTGTTTTTGTTATATAAATGTTTTTGATAACCTTCGTCAACATGACGTCTGTAAAGGCTGCGTAATCTTTCTGGATTTGAGTTTTCGCTTGGGAACCTTTCTTCAATTAATTCCGCAAGCTTTTTCCAAGATATACGACCATCGGACATGGAGCAGTCCGCTATATTTTCCAACATAAAATTTTCTAATTTCTTTTGTCTACTTTTATTCATTTACCTTCCTCCTGAGAAGTTTTTTTAGTTTGCTGATTTTCTGTGTAGATAGACCATAAATTATTTTCTTTAAGAAAGTTATAAAAGTCATCTATGATTTCTAGTACTGTCTTCTCTATATCTTTATCTTTAGGTCTTTTATAATGTGCGACTTCTTGTTTTTCTAGTTTACTGCGACCAACGCCTGCTAGATAATAGAAGTCTTCCATTTCGGGTCTTAAATAAAAATATATTAAATGCTGTGTCGAAGTGTCATACTTATCATCTGAAAAATTTGACACTCTTTTTATATCATATATTCTTTTTTTATTTTCATCTATGACATCCATGATTCCAGCAATACGAATATTATAGTCTTCTCGTTCAATTGTCTTACTTGCCCAAACTTGTTTTGGTAAATCTTTGACAAGCTCTGATAGTGTACCATGCTTACCTTCGAAAACTTCTTCTTCAAACTTAATACCTCTTTGTAAGAAGAAATTAGTTTCAAAGACATTCTCTAACCTTTTTACTAAAGATTCAAAAGTTTTCTTGCTTGGGTTATTAAGATAGTAAAAATAAGTATTGAGAAGAGACGCAGATATTTTATATGTAGGTTTATCAGTCATCTAAAGCCTCATCTTCTTCTTTTTCTTTTTTTAAGGCTTCATCAACCTTTTCATGTATCTCTGGGGTTACTTTAGCATTTGATATGTCATTTTCTATTTTTTGTGAAGCTTCAATTACTTGGTCAATGGCTTTTTCCATATCGAAGACCATTTGCCCTTGAATCCCTGTTCTCTTAATAATTGTACGCAATAGGTCAAAAATTTCAAACATTGCTAATTGCTCTGCAAGTTTTCTATCTAACTCTACATTTTCTTTATAGGTGCTGATTATTTTGTTTAACTGACCTTGCAGTGACCCTGTTCTTTTGTCCATCATGTAGAGGTCTGCGAAAATCATTGGAATAATTCCAAAAGCATTTGTAATATTCTTTTTAGCGATGGTATTTAAGATTGCCCTAATTTCGGATTCGATATCCATTTTTATTTCTTCTACATCATAGTCCCCATCGTCTTTCATCCAAGTATCTTTCGCATCTTCTGGAAAGAACTCTTTGTACTTCTCTGGTACTAAATCCCAGGGAAGGTATGCAAATAGGCGGTAAAGCCCCGCTACAAACATAGGATTTCCTTCCCAATCTTCTATTTTCTTTAGTATTGCTCGATGTGTCTTCATAGTTTCCTCCTTAAGTTATACACTATATATAGTACACTTCTATTTTTCCTATAACTAGGAATTCTTAATTGCTTCTAATAAGTCGTTTAAAGCTCCTTCAATGACTTCTCTATTATCTCTTGCCCCCACATTGTTTGAAGCTATAAAAATATCAACGAGTGATTGTTCCGTGACATCTGTCTTATCTAAAGACTTAATTGCATTAAACGCTGCACCTACAACCGAGTCAGCGACATCTTTTGAGCCTGTAGACGTATGGTCTACTTTTTTCTTAGCTGGGTAGTAGACAACGTTGAACAATTCTTTTCTAAAAGGCTCATACTCATAAAACTTAACTCGTTCTTCATATATAAGGTTTGTAAAGGCTAAGTAAGCGTCAGGTGTTCTATCCACAGAAAGGTAACCTGTATTAAACCCGAGTTCATCTAATTCCTGCAGCAACTGTGCACTTTGGAATTGGTCAGCTGTAATAATTTCAAACTTGATACCTAATTCATTTCTAAGATAGACAATGAAGTCTCGGACTTTTGAAAGTGCTATCTTATTTGGTTTTTTGGGTGGATTTACCTTTAACATAAAATCATATTCTATAATTGGTATTTTAATTTCATCATCAATAAGACCTGAGTTATAGTCATTCTCTGAATAGTTTGTGTCTTGCTTGTAGATAGATTTCCACCCACTGATATGACACATAGAGATACCGAGACTATCGCCTGTTAAGGCAAGGTCAAGGTGCATATATCTTTTCATATTCTTTTTATCAAAAGATATACCATTATAGAGATAGGATTTAATTGGCAAGAATCCGTCCTGCCTTTGTTCATTTGTCGTGGAAACTATAATCTCTTGGCGACTAAATGGGTGTACTTTATCTGTTACACATTTTTGATAGGCAGAATTTGAACTAAACAGTTTATTTGCAGCGGAGACCGAGTAACCAGCAATATCTTGCAGGGCAATGATAATATCTCCTTGAAACGACTGCTTATGTTCTTCTGGTACCATGATAACCTTTTGCTTTATTTCGCCTGGTAATAATTGATGTGCATCTTCTAAACTAACCCCGAAGATAGGGTTTTTATTTTTAAGTTGCAGTATTGTATTAATATCATCTAAGTCTTTAATGACAAAGGGGTCTAAGTTATCTCCACCTACAAAGACGGGGAACTTTTTACCTTTATAGTTCCAGGGCTTGACTTCCCAAATAGTTGGTGACAAAATATAAGTATGCGGGTCATCTTTTGCTTTTTCAATACGTTCTTCAGTAAACGAAGAAGCTACCGTTGAAGAAGAGACGAGGATAGATATTGAATGATTAATACCATTGACAATAAAACGAGACTCTGCACGAGCAATAATCTGTGTGTAAAGACTTGCTACTTTAGAATTCATTTTAAAGTCTGACTCTTCTTTAGAGCGACCTGAAAAGAAGTTTGCTTCATCAAGAATAGAACCAATTAAGTTCATCCCAATAAAGTGGTTAGCAACGGAACCGAATGTGACAATAAGCCTTTCTTCAGGCCAAATTGCCATTGAATCTATACCAGATTTTCTTTTAAACTTTTCTTTAAAGTAGGGGATAGAGTCTAGCCATTCAATAAGTAAAGCAAAACCTGTATTTTGTGCCTGCTCTTTTGTAACCGAGAGATAGGCAAAGGCAATACGGGATACCCCAAATAAATTGAAGAGCGCTGAAATATGCTTGTAACACGATAGCTCATAGATGACACGCAGTATAATTAATACGGCTGTCGTTGACTTACCTGTACCGATAGCTCCAGTCAGTATAACCTGATTGATTCTCGTCTCGGATTCAAATATTTCTTCAATCTTTTCTTTCCAGTAAGGGTATATGTTTTCAACATCTGCCCCTACATAGTATGGGTCATTGAGCCACTTTTTAATTGGGACTATGGGTCTTATGAGTTCTGCCTTTTGCTTTGTTGAAGCTGACATTTGCTCATAAGCAAGCTTTATCTGTTCTAGTTCATCTTTGCTAAATATATCTTTTACATTTTCTAGAAGCTCATTAAAGTCAGCTTTGTGTGGTTGTAAAGGCATATTCTAGACCTCCTTAATTAAAATCTAATAGCGCCAGGGAATTGAGCATCTGTAATGTCTGTGTCAAAATTTCTGGTTCTTGGTTTTGTCATCATGATAATTTCCGCATTTGCAAACATTGCATTAGTAAAGTCATTGGCATTAATTACAGAATCTGTAGAATCCAAGTTTATAACAACAGAGATGATATTGAAGTTTTCATCTAAGTCTGTCGGAATTGGGGCATTAAAATAAACGTTTGTCCACAATTCGTTTGAACTAGAAATATCTGTAGAGACAATATAGTTTACACTATTTAAAAGAATTTCTGTTCCACCTGTATCTCCAGACTTCTTTACTCTAGCATACTGCATTCTGTCTCCTGTGTCAAGTCTTACTGCATATCTTGCTGTGACAGCGGAATTAGCTACATGAATTTCAGAGATGGGAGACTCAGAAAGATTGTCTGTGCTGGCTTTACTTCTAGTTGTATCATTTGAAAATACGAGGTAGACGGAGGTTATGTTTCCACCATCTAAAAATTCTTCTAGTAATCTTTGTCTAAATTTTTGGTTTATTGTACCAGTCATATTATTACTCCTTTAATTATTCATCTGAAGCTATAGAAATTTTGAAGCTTTCGACCGACAGTGTTCCCTGTGTAATATAGTTATAGGTTCCAGAGGGAAATGATATTGTGGCGAGTTCATCTTCATTATTCATGCTTGTATTATCTGTGACTGTCCCTGTGTATAAAGATAGTGCCTGAACATCATTACCTGCGGGTATAGTAATTTCTACAGTGTCCAATAGGTCCATTTCACCATTTGAAATTGTACCAAACTCTATATTAACACTTGCTATAAAGCTTCCCTGTGCGTTGGTCTTAGCTACAAGCATTCCTGAACTTTCAGTAAACGCCGATTTAAGACCTGATAATAATAGATTTAATGCTGCGGTTTTAAATGCCATAATTTAATTCTCCTTACTTTAATTTTATTTTATTACTCTAATGGGGGGTTTGTTGGAACTTGTATGTACTGTGCTTCAATTTGTGTATCTGAATCCCAAGTAATTGATGAACCTGAACTTGTTGATATTTCTTCTTCACTTGTAACATTATACCATCTTACAAAATTATATGTTTCATTATTGTAATCAATACTTGAAGGTGCACTGAGTGTTGATACTTTTTCTGAGATGGCTTCTGAAACAGTTTGATAAGATGTACTATTTAAGAGGTATTCGTTTCCTTCAATAGTTACTGTTGCAAATGATATACCTGAAACTTTAGCACGTAGTGAAAATGAATTGATTCTAGTAGATGCCGAAGATGTCGCAGAAACCGAAATACTTCCTGTGTGGAAATTAGGGAAAGCCGAAACAGAAATCGAGGGTTCTACTGTTAGAATTTGTGGAACAAGTGTTTTGTCCGCACCTTGTAAGCTTGCTAATGCTATACTTAAAGTATTAGATTTAGTAATGGTATCTTCAGGTCTTGTAAAATAGAATCCTAAATATGATTGTATGTAGTCGTAGTTAGGGTCTGATGACTCTTGAGTTATACTAACGGAACTATCAGGACCAATAATTTTAGTATAGAATTCAAAGTTTTCTAAAGCTTTATATTCAAAGTAACCAACATTACTAGAGTCAACGGTGTCAACACCTTCATTATAACCGCCAGGTATAACTTGTGTTAATCTAAAGTATCCCGTTCTTGATTCAGAGCCAAATACCTTAATAAGCTTAACAACAATACTACCAGCGCCTCGCCATACACTATCAGTTGGTATTATTTGATTTTGCATATCAAATATAGTGGGTGTTAAGAAAGAAGTACTTTCCGCTGATATATTAATAGATAATTTTCTGTTTGCAATATTATAATCTGCTTCTGTTGTCTCTAACCATTCATACCCTGTAACAATTGCCTTAGTTCCGACTTCAGGTGTTATTACTTGAAGATATTCAATTAACTGCTGCTCTGTTGCAAAAATATAATTTTTTTTATTGACATTATCTCTTGTTGGTGTTACAGCTTCATTGAGTTCATCCCAGTTTTCTTTAACGGTATCAAAACGAGTATTTTGTGAGAAGATACCGTTGTTATTCCAATCTGTATAATATAACTTAAGGGAAGATAGTTTTGAAGGGTTTGATACTGTTAAAGTATATTCATTCGATTCTTCATCTGTCACCAAAGATATTATTTGTGGGTTGGTTGCACTGACTGTACTGTCATTAAGTTTAATATCTATGTCCATTAGACCGTCTCTTAAAACTCTGTCAGCAAGGATGTTTGTCAGATTAAATGCAAAGAATTCAAAAAGTATATTATACTTAGTACCTAGAGGTTTAATTGACATGAGCATATCATAAATGATTTCGTCTTTTTTTAAGAAAGCCGTGTCAATGGTCTCATCACCGAAATTAAAACTTAATGTTCCTTCTGCGAGATTTGCATATTCGTTGGGGTCAAGACCATTAAGAACAATGTTTACACTGTTTTTAAGCTCATAAAGCGTATACGTGACTTCTTTTTCTGAAAGAAACTCAGCGTATTTTTTTACAATTTGAGTGATTGCCGTTAACGTTCCTCTGTTTTTATACAGTTTATAGTAGTCTTGAATAAAGAACTTTTCAGAAACGAGACGTTCTATAAGTTCACTGGTTTCCAAACTTTCAGGAAGTCTATGGTATTTAATGTCAGCAGCAAGCGGGAGTAATAATTTTTCATTATTTTCTTTTAAGTAGTCATCTTCAATTTTTTGAATGATTTCATTTAGGCTGTGCCCTGTTTTGAGATTTAAGATAAGTTCTTTACTATTCCCGACTACTTTAGCTAAGACAGCAAGGAGAAGTAATACTTCTTCTGATTCTGAATTTTCCTGTACAATAAGTGACTCAGGAAAGCTTAACAATATATAGTCGAATATTTCTTGCTCGACTGTAGTAAAGTTTGCTTGAACGTATTGTTTTACAGTCATATTATTACTCCTTTATTAAATATTTGGGTCTAGGACAACGTTTATCGTTGGATTACAATTCATGTATTCATTGTAGTTAAATTCAAGTTTTTTATTGCTTTCTATACCTGTTGCTTGATTAATAAGGTTAACGGCAATACCGCTCTCTACAAAGTAAGGGGCGTATGAACTATTTTGTACTAAGTTTAATATTTCAGAAGATGTCAACGCTGAGCCGATTTCTTTTGAATTAACATAGCCTGCTACAAAATTTTTAAATTTTTCTAGTATATCAGAATCTGTAGGTAAGTTGTTAAAGGCAACTTGAACACCTACTTGTGAAATATTTGAGCCTACAATTTCCCCGTTCACTGTTTCACCATTGTAACTTGGGATAATTCCTGTAACTTTAAATTTGTTTACTTCTTCTTTAAGTATGTCAATTTGTGCTTGTGTAGGTTCTTGATTACCTTCCATCAAAAAGTAAATGCCAGGATAATCTATGAAGTCATCATCCCCGTTTAAGCCAGGTAGTGTGCTTGTCTGACTATCCAAAACGAGACATTTGGAAACATTTAAAAGAGCTTTTTGTTTATTTAGTATGAAACTTTTGTAGTCATCAAGGGTGACAAGTGTGTTAATACCAGCATAGTATTGTCTAAACCCTTCCCTGATTTCAGGGGCTGTGAAAGGTCTAGAGCCTAAGACAAAGTCAAATCCGCTGGGGTCTGTAGGTTGAGAGAAGTTTACAGTAACGGCTTCTCCCCCTGCAACAGGTTCTAAAATTGTTGAAGAATTACCAATGGATTTTATATTAGGACCTTGCGTTAAAATGTGGAAGAAGGTTCCACTATAGCCAGTGTAGTCCGCTTTGTTCAATGTTCCCAAAAACTTAATGAAGACAATGTTTTGAGAGTCTACACCTAAGTGATAAATTAAAGTATCATCACCTACATATGTATAAATGTTTTCAACTTCTCTAAAGATAATATCATCTTCGCCTTCTTTGGAAACTACAATTTTAGAAAGACCTTGCGTATTGGCGTTGTTACCAATTGCAATGGATTGATTAGAAATAATGTGTGTCTTAGTTTGGTCATCTATGTTAGCAAAAGAAAAGGTGACCGTACTAGGGATTCCTTGATAGACATCAATGGTATCATCAACACTAATTTCTTTACTATCTCCAACATATGTCCAGTCAATACTATTGGCGTCAACAATACGCTGGAAAGATGGTAAGTTGTAGGGTTCATTTTCTGAAGGTGATTCTACTCTTAGTGTTGCCTTAGATGCTTTATAGCTTGGAATATTATAACCAAAAGAGTTTGCGATACGGACTAATGAAGACCTTTCTTTTGCTGTTGACATATAACCTTCTAAAGTTCTGTAGTCAACCATGTAGTTAAGAATATCTTTATGTGCTGCCATTAAAGAAAGCATGATAAAGATAATGTCTGCTTCAGAGACATTATTCCAATTTGTATTTAGTGAACCGCTTGACATAAGTTCAATGAGTTCCGTAATAATTGAATTATAATCTTGGTTTGTGTAAGACAATCTTTCATAGATAATGTCTTTTACTTTTTTTATCGTTTCGTTTTGAGACATAGTCAACTCCTAATTTTGTACCTTAAATGGTATAGTAATATTATTATATGAGGTTCCGCCCATTGAAACGGTAACATTAATGGTAACACCATTTCTGTCATCATCAAAAGACATCTCGAGGCGTCTAAGCTTTACTCTTTTATACTTAGCAAATAATGCTTCAATATCTGACTTAATTAAGTTAAATGTTGCTGTCCTATTTGTCAAGTATAAATATTTTTCTAAATCTAATCCCATGTTATTCCCAAAGAATAGGGAATACTTTTTAAAATTGATGAGAAGTTCAATTTCTTTTCGTATCATTTCAATACCAGATTTTAATTTTGCCGCTTTTGCATTGTCTAGAATATCAGTATAATCTACGCCAACTATCATTTTTTATCTCCTTAAGAAAGTGGATTAGGGAACCGCTTAAGGCTACTGATAGGTGGAACAAGTAATACTGTACCAGCAGGTAGCTTTAGAGGGTCCTCAATATTATTTATATAGCAAAGCACCCAGTAATAGGATGCAGAGCCATAAAGTTTTGTAGCGACAATGTCAATGCGATTTTCTTCAAAATTTTTGACGGTATAAAAATCTGTTCCTTCATGTGGAAAGATACTTAGGTCAACAGGACCTAATGTCTTTTTGATAACAATGTCATTTTCAAGTAACAGGTCATCAATGTGTTTATACCGACTTGGATTGTTGGTACCGTATGGAACTGTATATTGTGCTTTTACAAAGTCAGTATCATTGACGTAACCATTTAATTCTTTTATTCTTTTTTTTATTGCCATAATATCAATTCCTTTTAAATTGTGCCTTCAACATCTAACCCATCAGTTCCTGAGCCAGGGTTTTCTAATGTGTCGGGTTCTTCTTCAGGCTCTCCTTCAGGTTCTTCTATATCTTCTGTTGTATCAAACCAAAGGTCCCCGTTTATAACATTTTCAGAGAGTGATGGGTCTGTCGTTCCAACAAATGTCTTGTTTTCTCGTGTAACTGTTGAGGTATCTGGTCTGTCACTTGGAATCTCATAAAGTTCTTCATTTCCTTTAACACCGAAGTAGACAGGTTTTGATTGGTCTCCTGATTCAAACATGACAAAGACTTTATTAACACTTTGTATTGCTTCTTCTAAAGCTTGTGTTCTGTAAACTGAGCCAGGCATAAATATAGGCTTTGCGATTGGCAAGTCTTGTTTTCTAAGACCCGAGCTTGTATTTGTACCATGTATGCTGGGAACCCTAACTCTTAATTCTAAAGTAGGTCTGCCCTCTTTATATATAATTTCTTCGACATAGCCGATGAAAATGTTTGTCATTAAATTTGGCATTACCTATCTCCTTAAATAAAGTTTACAGATTCTCTAACAAGTTGCATTGAAGTTGAAAAACCTGCCATTCCAATTTTTTCTTTAATAGTAATGACACGCCAATAACTTCCAGAAGAAGATGTAGAAGAAATAATATTTAAATCTCCGTACTTATTTTTGACAACAAGTTCTATTAAGTCTGTAGGCATAATTTTTGGATTACCGATAACCTCTAGTTCGATAGTACTTATTGCATTAATAACTTTTTGTATTTCATCAAGTATAATATCTTCAATTGTAGAGTTTCCTAAGTCTTCTGTCTTATAAACTTCTACATTCCATTTAAAAGTTGCTGGGTCTATTTCTGGTAAGTTATTATCTCTAATGAATCTTGTGATATCTTCTAATTTATTTTGAATAATACTTTTTACACTTTCTTCTAACTCTGCCTCTGTTTGTGTTACAAAGTCTGGGGCTGTTATTGGAATTTTAATAGAAAGTCCCTGCACTAAGAAAGAGAAGTCAATTCTATTAGTCAAAGATATAATAGCATTGTTCGAGGTATCACCATAGCTATATTTCCAAATTCTTCTTTCAGTTCCTCTGTAAGAGTAGGGTCTGAAAAAGAACGAGAGGCGACCATTAACCTGTGTTAACTTAAAGTCCCAGAAACTTGTTCGAGTGGCACTTCCTGCGTTGACAACACTTAAATGAGCTAAAGGTTCTATCTTATTTCTAATAAATTCTATGTCTGATTCATCTTCAGCTTTAAACAAGGGTCTGTCAAGGGGTACATTTATATCAATGTACTCTCGACTTCCTTCAGGTCCTATGTACCAATCGTTTCGTTTAGCCATTGTTACAAGTATGTTTCTTATTGGAGTTCCTGGAAGATAGGATTCAGCGGGATACATCGTACTGATTTGTGAACCGATTGCCCCGACAGAAACCATTGCCCCTAAGTTATTATAGGTTGTATTAAATTTAAGTAGGTTAAGACTGTAGACGTCTGAAAGCTCACCTTCGAATCCATATGAAACTCTCATATTACTTTGGCTTGCTTGTAAAATAGATAGTAACTGATACCCTGTTTTATCAAAGAGGGTCATCGTCAAGTCACTCAGAACACCTGAGCTAATATCTTCTGGACTTAATATTCGATTAAATTCCATATTGATAAGACCCATTTCATTCAGGTCATATCTTTTATCGCCTACGTCTATTAAAACATTAACCGCTCTCGCCATATCTATATAACTCCTCTGCGTATTGTTGTAATCGCTCTAATGTTGTAAAGACATTGTCTAGTACTTCATAGTATTCATCTCGAGTCATTCTTGTATTAATATCTTCAAAATAATCATCTAGATAACTTCTAAATGCGTTTTTTGCTTTATTTATTGCTTTGGCATCTGTAGAATCTTCTGTATATAAGTCTTCATAACTATAGGATGAGAGTTCTAAGAATATTCTTAAATCCTTAGGTAGTTCTTGACCTGTAGAAGTTTGAAATAATTTATAGACATTTTTAAGTCTTTCTACTTGATAGTCATAATTTTCTGTAGCTATACTTTCTTTAAATGCTAAGGCAAATTGTGTAACATTACTATTAGAAATTAAATCTTCTACACTCCCCATATACGATGAGCCCAATCTATCTTTTAAGTCTTGAGCTTCCTCTTCTGTAAGGTTAGTACTTATTTTGTAATCATAGAATAAACTGTCATATTCAACAGATTCTGTTCTAGTCTGTGCTTCGGTAGGGGGTGAAACACTTTCTTCTATAGTTACACTAAAATTAATCGTTGCCATCATGTAATTTTTAGTTTGTACACTCCAGGGTTTTTCCCAGTTGACAGAGACTTTAACAAAGCCATAGCCACTAAGCTCACCCAGTTCAAAGTATATTTGTGGAAATGTTATTTCTCTCGTAAGGGAATTTGCTGGATAAGAAAGCATTTTTAATTCTTCAACAAAATCTACAATTGATTCTGGTTGATAGGTCTCACCATTCTTTGTAATTTTCACTAAGTTTAAAAAATCTTGGTGAAACTTTAAACCAAATTCGTAAGACTTTTCAGAGTTGTTCGTAAATAAAAACACGGGAGAACGTCTTCCGAGTAAGCTTTGTTCTTGAAAGTTTGCTCTATATGAATATTTTACCATATCAGGTATAATTTTGTCAATAGCAATCTCTACTTTTTCTAAAGCATTACTAGAACGTGCATTATAAATAAAATAAAGTTCAGCCATTATTCACTCGCACCTCTTAAATTCGTATACAGAATCAACTGTTTATCAATTAGACCTTCAAAGAAATCAATCAAATCTTCGAAGTATAGTTTTTCTAAGTCTGTCATTTGTATTAAGAATGAATTACCACTAGCGCCTTCTGTAAAATACCAGCCATTACCTTCTTCGACAACGTCAACAGTTCCTGCACTACCTGAAGGTCGTGTTTTATATGATAACTGATATCTTTCTCTAAGGTCTCTAACCGATATTTGTAAATTTGAAAAGTAAACTAGGAATTCATCTAAGTTTGCACTTCTTGCATTAAACATTACTTCTCTTAATGTAAATATAAGATTAAACAAGTCTATCGCATAAGGGTTATCAAAATAAGCATTTCCTTCAAGTCTATTTCCATTAGTAAGTTGGTTGATTGTTTCAGATTGGAATTTATCATAGAAGGCTTCTTCAGCATCAATATAATCGTAATTTAAAGAATCCCCCTTAACATCAAAGACTTGTGTAAAGACTGTATTAAAGTAAGTTTTAAACTTTTGATTTCCAAAAATTTGAGTAATAAAATAATCTGGGTCTGTCTGAAACTTTACAAAGTCATCAACAAAGTCATAGTTTTGAACAATATCAGAGTCTACAGAATAGGGGGATAAGTCTGAAGAAAAGCCATCGTTTAATTCTACGGCGTCATTCTCAAACTCTTCGTGGAATGTAAATGTCATGGAGACATCAATCATACTATACCGTTTATTTTTAAATGGTTTATTATATGTAAATGATGTATCAATGTGTCCTTTACCTACGAATTGTTCACCTAATTGAAAGTAGACGATAGGGTCATAGAGTCTTCCATTTTTGTAGACAGGCTTAATCATGTTTTCTAATGTCTGTATGACATTGTAGACAGAGCCACCTTTATTCTGTAAGTCTTCGTGCATCTTAAAACTAAAAGATAATGTCTTTGGTCCTCCACCTACATAAAAGTTAATTGGAGTAATAACACCAAAAGGAGAGACAGAGACAACCTTTGGACTGTAGCTTTCAGAAAGTGAATCAGGGATTAACTTTAGATTAACTTCTTCTTGCGTATTAATATTATAAAGGTAAAGTCGTTGTTCTCCTGTAAAACGCCTTGTATAGAATTGTCTTCTTGCATCTCTTGAATACTGATTTGCACCAGGGAATGGAATCGAATTTATAACATAGCGTTGGTCTGTAGTAGACGGTCTCTTTGTAAATTCTTCAATTGTCTTTGCCATCTATATTACCTCCCTGCGTCTGTTCTGTTTGCAGTGTCAAGGACGAAGGACATTTGAATACTTTCTTGGAAGTTATCATTTAGGACATTTGTTAAGTTTGCGTTCATGCTATTAATAGCGTCCACAATTGGGTCCCCTGTTAATGCGGGTCCTTGCGTAGTTCTTTCTCTTGCTGCAGCTCTTCTTTGGTCTTCCATTTCTTGCATAGCGCTTCTTCTTTCACTTGCACCTACAACTGTATTAATAGCTCCGAGACCTGCACCAATGGCTGCACCGATTCCTGTTCCAATAAGCGGAACTACAGAGCCAATCATAGCTCCTGCTGCTGCACCTGTACCGATATTAAGTGCTCCGCCGAGAATATTTGCACCTGCATTTGACATGTCGGTGTTTGACTGTATATCTCTACCTACAATGTTACCAGTAGCTCCAAGGGCAAGTCCACCACCTACCATACCTGCAGTTCTTAACATTGATGTACCGCCTGAGGCAGACATTGCATTTAAGAAAGCGGGTCTACCTGTACTTCCTCCACCAAGTGTTCCTGAATCTAAGCTATTTAAGTTTATATTATTAAAGCCACCTAAATTACCCAGAGCTCCACCTACAAGACCACCTACTCCGTATTGTTTACCTGTAATAAGTAAAAGTTGACCACTAATAAATTTAAGTGTTCCACCTACGCCTACAAGTCCTAAATCTTGTAAAACCTTGCTAAGTTGTTGTGAAGTTCCAGTTGTTGTCCACCAATTATCTAGACGGTCTACAACAGACATCTTTAGTTCACTAAGTTCATCAACCATAGAGGTGTCAATATTAGCTACTTTATCTGCTAAGTCTGCAGAGATTTCTCCAAGATTACCAGCATTTGCTGTAATCATTAATAAGTCATCACGGCTAAGACCAAAAGACCCGCCGATTCTTTCCATGTACTCAGCTCGTAAGAACTGGTCGTCCATACCGCCTAAGGTTTGACCAATAGAACTGAAAAGCATTTCAGTCGCAGAAGCGGCATCGCCTGTTCTCATTAAGTCTGTAAAGCTTGACGTATCAAAGTCTTCAAGTAATGCTCCGCCTTGATATAGTTGTGCTACATCAGACATTGAACCAAATTGGGATGTTCCTGCAAGTTGACTTATAAATGCTGCTGAGTTAAGACCCATAGCACCTGATAAGGCTGCAGCACGCATAAGGTTTTCGTTTGCTCTTGTCTGTGCTTGCATATTGTTTCTATAAAGGAAGGCATTTTCCTGTGTCATCTGTGCGACAGTTTGACTTAACATGCCAATACTAACACCAAAGGTATTAGAAAAAGCATTAAGTCTATTTCCTAAATTAGTGACAAACTGGTCTGTCTGTGAACCAAATTGTCTATAGGATTGTTGAAAGGTAATTAAAAGTTCATTTGGCAAACCACCTAAGGTTCTGGTCAAAGCAAAAACTGACGATGAAAGGTTCGTCAGGTCACTTATATCAATACCACGGAATCCACCCTGCATAAGGAAGTTTTGTGTTTCAATAAGTTCTCTAGCATTTGAAATGGATTGTCCCACTTCTCGGTTAATTCTTCTAGAGGCTTCAAACGCTTCGTTGTATGCTTGACTATATTGTTTCCATGTTAGGTTGGATTCAAGCTGCATGTCTTTAGCAGTTTGAAATATTTCTTTGTTCTGTTCTAGTATTTTAGAAAGAACGGTATCAGCAACATTTTGTAAAACTTGCCCGTATTTCTCTGCTTGTTCTACTTTTTTCTTTTCTTCATCGGCAATTATTTTATCGATTTGTAATTGACGCTCTTTTACTTTTTCAACTTCTTTTTCATCATTGAGCGATTTTTGAATTAACTTACCGATTTTAGTTTCTGTATCTAAATTGTCTTGAAGGGCTTTACCCATCATTTTGTAGATTTCAGAACGTTCTTTTTCAGTTTTAAAAATATCTTCTATTCTTTTTCTAATGTCGTCTAAGCGTCCAGCACTGACGGTATTAAAAAATCTTATGAGGTCTTCTGCATTTGTTACTGCACCTTCGCCCATTTTTACTACTTTAGAAAGTTCTTTTATACTCTTAGGTATTTTAGCCATATAATCACCTTACTTTATTTAATCTTCATTTGTTCCTCTTGGTTTTTTGCTTCAAGCTCTTTTTGCTTTTTAAGTAATTTGAACCAGTTATTAATTTCAAACCAGGTCATTTCATCAGAGTCTTTCTTAGAAACATGCCCCATGTAAGCGAGGACAAACTGCATCTCCATCATATTAGAGATTTCATTTTCTCGTGACTTATATAGACTTTCAAGGGTTTTCTCAGGAAGTTCTTCTATATCTTCAAGACTACCCTTTTTGTAAATCTCTATCAGGCTCACGAAACATATCGGCGTTAATGCCAATACCTCCTGTGAATGCTGTTTTGCAATTCTTGCATTCAACTGTAAAATCTGTTCTAAGTCCGTGTGGGACATCTAAAAATTTAGATATTTTTACTAAGTCTTTACCTGGAATATTTTCTAGGAAGTCGACAAGCTCAAACATAGATTTTTTCTTTCCATTGATAGAGCCTATCTTAGTTGCAAGTAATAAGATAAATGCGTAGTCATCAGAAAGGTTCGCTTTATCTTTATGATTTCTTGCGGATGTGAGAACTTCTTTATTTGCGATTCGTCTTTTGATTGTCTTATCTTCGAGGATAAATTCTTCCTCTAAATGGTCATGAGGTAATAACGTGACTGAAAAGTCTGAGTAATCAACAATATAGTCATGAATGTGACCACAGAAAGGACATCTTAATGTTTGTTGTATCTCTGTTCCAAATGTAAGAATTCGTGTTTGGTGCAAAATAAAAGACTTATCTTCATCAGAAAGCAAGTCTGGGTCTAGACTTGGCTCTGTCACATCTTTTATAATCTTCTCAATTGAAGCATCTGTCAACGAACTAAAAAGTGTAGAAATTTCTCTCCCTTTCATGCCTCTGATAGTTACTTCTTTTGGAACATTCTCAATGAGACCATTCGAAGGTAATGTCTTTTTTTCAATATTATTCATCTAAAAACTCCTTTAACTTTTTTTTTAAAATAAAACTCGAGTACTCAGACTAAATCCAAGCACTCGAGCTACGAGTGTAGTTCTTTATTTATTTTTTATTAGTCGGACCAGTTGCCATCTACTTCATCATAGTACTGAGGTTTCATTGGACTTGGGTCGATTTGGATTGTCAACTGTACTTGTTTCATATCATTTGCAGATGCATCAAGTGTGCCTAACTGCATTTCAGAAATAAACATACCTTCGATATTCCAACGTCTTTGGTAACGTCCGTCAGCTGCAAATTCTATGATAGCACCGACTTTTTTATAATCATCTGCAAGACCTATTGCACCTGTTTCAGGGTTATACGTTTGATAGAACCAATCTACGAGTATATCATATTCAGCTCTTGACAAAGTATCTAAAATTGTAATAGAACCACTTTGGAATGATGCAACGCCTGCTAATTTTTTAGAGTCGTTACCATGTCTAAATTCTAATGGTTGTAAACTCACTTGGGGTAAGAATGCTCTTTGAATAACTAAGTCTAAGCTATTCCCATCTTCTGTAACATCTTCGATGTAGACAATAAAGTTATTAACCTTACGAACATCACCGAGTAATCCTGTTAAACCTTTTGTTGACATTTTTCCTTTTACGTCAATACCAGCCATTATAAGTCGCCTCCTTCAAAGTCTACGACATATGCGTCTTCATTTTCTTGAATAACAATGTTAAATGTAATATCTTCAATTACCCGAATAGGTAAGAATGTAACGACAGCTTTAAATTTACCATCAGTAATATCTTGATTTGTCATAGTAACACCACGACCTACTTGAACAGAGAAGTCTTCAATACCTTCTAGGTCTAATAACTTCTTGAATAAGCTTCTTGCTTTAAGTGCGAATTGATTCCAAGTTTTAATATTATTAGGTGCATATAATAATCTTTCAGCTTCTCTTCTAAGTAGTCTCTTAATGTATAAAGCTTCAGTAACTACATGACTTCTACGAAGTGGATTAGATAATACGGATGTATCGACCATTGTATTTTGGGATACAAATAGATTACCTACGCCTACTTTAGTAAAAAGGACATTAAAGTTTTCTGCTTGGAATGCTGTTTTTTCTGCAGTTGATAATGCTCTATACAATGCAGTAAACTCACTGACCAGACCGTAAACTTCTCCAGCAATAGGTAACCATGGGGTTCCAGATAAGAGAAGACGAGCTTTTTTAGCAACAGCAACTGCTGAAGAAGGGATTCCATAAAAACTATTTGCGTCATCGAAATCTGAAGGAATCAAGGTCGTATAATTACTTGTAAAAGTAGGTAGACCTGAGTTGATGTATAATTCTAACTTAGGTGATAAAGAACTACTAAAGTTATCTGTAAGCGTTGTTGCTTCAGTTGTAGTTAAGTTAGGGTCTAAGTCTAAGAATAGTTGTACATCATTATCCTTTGCAAAGTCCATTAATAAAGCTGCTGGACCGTCTGATGGTGTTGCAGTGTCAACAAATAAGTAAGGTGCAACTAACATTTTGTAATTTAACACTTCTAAGTCAGAAATTGCATCGATGTCATCTGAATCAATATCTCCTACTGTTCCAGTCGTATAAGCAAGTAGATTTACATCTGCTCTAAGTAAATACTCTGCTACATAAAGTTCAAAGGCAGAAGCATCATCTTGTGGTGCTTCTAATTTTGTGTACAGGTCATTCAGGGTGTTTAATTGTACGATAGTGTCTGTTACCCCCGCAGCTCTTCTTGCATTTTGAAAGACCACTAATGTGAGTCCCTCATTGTTTTCCCTAGCTACCGAACGGGCTACTTGGACATTAATATTTATAGCCATTTAAATTACTCCTTTATCTTAATTTTTTATATAAGTCTTTAAGTTGTTTTCCTCTTAAAGACATACCTTGTTTGATTAACTCACCAGCATTTGGAGGCAACTTCTCACCTGAAAATATATCTAAGTTCGTTATCTGAAAGAACGCTTTTAAGAAATCTATGTCTGATTTAGTCAATGCTTCCTTTAAAAACTTGATATTTACAAACTCTGCCATAGCTTTATATCTCTTCGATTCTGTCAAAGGGACTTTAAAGTTTTTAGAAATTCGTCTCTCTAGTTTTATTTTATAGTAAGCGTTGACTACGCTGCCATAACCTTCTTTGTATGCTTCAATAATATAGTCAGGTGCATTTTTTGCTTTTAATCTTTTAATTGCTTCTTCATATTTTTTTCTATCAAATATTGTAAGCTTCATTTAATCGCCTCTCTCCGCCTTAAATTTCTTCATCGTCAGCACTTACTTTAACATCAGTGGTGTCAATTGATTTGTGTGTCTTGAAGTTTACTAGGCGAGCGTTTGGTATTTCGTAGACAATGGAGTAATGGTAGATTCTATCACCGTTTTGAAACTCACTTTGTTCTACTGGACCATTATTATATATAATATCGTACCGTTCAACATAGTTTTCGTTGGTGTCTGAGTCTCTTTGACTAACCGTCAATGTGGGTTCAAAGTTTAAAGCTTGCATAATATTTTCTGTAATATCATCCAAGTCTTCTGGACTCTTTGTATATATATCTAATTGATATGGTAAGTTTACTGCAATAAATCGTGCTAAGCTACTTTTGTTATCATCTTCATTATAGAAGTACTCAATTCCTTGCCGCTTAGCTGCAAAGCTTTGCATTGTTGATAAATTAAATCCATTTGGTCTATAAATTGATATCAGTGGAAATCTTAGTTCTGTTGTTGGGTCATCTACTAAGTTGTAAGCAACATTGTAGACAATCGCTGTATTTGCGTAAACTGTGTTGGAGAACCAGCTTTTAATTTTATTTGTAAAGGCATTATCAAAATCTTTAAGCATTTAGCCGTCCTCCTTATAAATCTAAAAGTCTCTCCATGATAATAGTAAACTCTTCAATAATATTTTGTCTATCTTGAAATTTGTAGAATCTAATAGGTCCCCCATCTTCTGAGAAAGAAATGTTATTGTTTGCTTTATTATATCCTAGTGATAAGTTAATACCATCTTCAGTTTCTATTTCTATGACTGCATGCAATACTTTATAATCATTTTCTTCAGCATTGAATGGTAATTGGTGCCATTTTTTCTTTTGTTCAAATATTTCATAAGCTTCATAACCTCTAACTTCGAATGAACGAATAGGGTTTTCTCTGAAGATTCTTCTAAGTTCTTCATCTAATTTTTGCTCTTGACCAACGGGAGCCGTTGCTGCAAGTGCATAAAGAAGTGCTTGTAAATCTAATTGTAATTGTTCTTCATTCATGGCTTTTCTCCTTAATCAAATCTTACTTGAGCTGAAAGACCTTCGAGCTCGACATATATGAAATCATATTGTAGTTCACGACCAAGCTGGTCATAGTCAAAGTATCTTTCAAGTTCTTCCTTAGGTAATTCAGATACATCTCCGTAGAAGTTTTCTACATACCATTCTCCAAGTTCATAGTCAAACATGCCCATAAGTTCTTCAGCCATTTCAGGGCTATCTTGTTCCATGTCAGATACAAATCCAGAAAATCCTAAGTCACGACCAAAGGATTCATAATCAAAAAAATCTCCAGTTCTTCCTACAGTATCAACTCCGCCAAGCATTTCAACATAGCGAATACCTAATTCAGCGTCAGTTTCATCATCTACCATAATGACAGTTGCATCTTGTGTTCTGTTTGCAGCTTCGAATAGTGAGTTCCCATCTTCCAATGCTGCTTCTAATGCTAACGCTTCGTCATCAAAGCGAGAAGCATTTTCAAGAACTTCAAAGGCTTCCATTAAAGCTTCGAGTGAAGCGTACTGAAATTCATAATAGTCTAAAGAGAAGTTTGATTCTAGGTCAACAATTTCCCAGTCAAATCTTGTATCGACTACACTGTTCCAAATTTGTCTGACCATATCTTCATCCATACGATGAAGTTCAATCCAACGAGAATCCTCGCCTGTTTCTAAATTTCTTACTACAAATGATAGTTCTGCTTCAATTGATTTTGTCGCCATAGAGACTCCTTCTTTTATTAATGTATTTTTTTCTTTTAAACTTTCACTAAAATCTTCATCATTTAGATTTAGGTAGTAATCCCATTCATAGTCATCATCAAACGAAAAATCACTTTCATCCGTTTGTTCAATGACATCTAAGTTCCATATTTGATATTGTTCCCTATTTCCAAAATCTTCATCTTGCCATCTAGCACCATCATAACCTTTTTCTTCAA